GAAGCCACTACCGTTGCGCCGTTGAAGGCCAAGCCACGGAAGCCTACGCCAACTTCGAGTTTGGTGTCCTGGAATCGCTGCTGGGTCTGGAATTTGCTCTTGAGGTAGGAGAACCCGATAGGCGTGGTGACGATCAAGTTGGGTTCGTACTGACCGGAACCGTAGAAAGCGTTCATGTACTGCTGATCCACGGTGTCATATTGCAGAGCGCCCGAAACCGCCGTTGGAGTTGAGTTCAGCGATGGGCTGTAGGTGGCGCGAGTCAACCCACCATAGGTAGCATAGGTATTGCCATCCCACGATGCGACTAAGCCATCATTCAGCGCTTCTGCGAGTCCATTGACGTTGGATGTGTACCCGGCATTGATACCGTTCAGGTACGTCAGGATGGAGACAAACGCCCCAGCCGACATATAGCCTTCGTCAACACGCGCTTTGAGCAGTTTCACGGCCGCCAATCCGCCTTTGTTGAATACCTGAAAATCTTCCTGATAAAGCGGGACGCTTACTTGCAGCAGTTTCACGTCAAAGCGAAGCTGTTGTTCGGTCTGCCGCTGGGCGATGTTGAACTTTTTGCCCTTCTGGTAGGGTCCACCAATCAGCGATTGGTAGATAAAATCTTCATTGATCGAAGAACCGCCGTCGAAACTTTCCTTGAGGTTCTGGCGCAGGAAGTAGTTGAGCGGATCTTGGTTAAAAATGGCATCGACGAGGGCCGGAGTTGTACGGATATACCTCCGGGTCGTCACGTTAATCTGGTCAAGATTGTCAGGCATATCAATGACTTACGGGTAAAAGTTAAAGTACCCGCTTAACTCCTTTTTTGATGTATTCAATCATTGCTTCAAGCGTCCCAACATTGTCCTTGACCTTTCCCATAGCGACATTGCAGTCGTCACAGATCCAGCCCCGGAAAACGTTTTCTTCATGGCAATGATCGAGACACATCTTTCCGCCTTGCCCACATATTTCACACTTTTCGGGTTCCTTCAAAAGATCGGGAAGCCCCTTGACGTGCTTATATCTGGACTTGCGGAGGCAAGCCTTTCTACGCACCAACCTTTCGGCTGCTGAGTAGACAGTCTTTTTGCCGCTTTTCTGTCGCGGGAATGATGCCCTGATAGCATCAATAACTTCCTGTTCTTGATCGGCGGCGATATGCTTGCCAACGGAGATGTAGTAGTGCTTCCGCTTAACGGCTCTGGTCAGTTCCACATTTTCGTAGTACTTATTTTTGCCGTTAGCTTCATGCCACTTCTTGAAGGCGGCAGCCGTCTCTTGCTTGTGGTTCTTTCGGTATTCCCGGAAGTAAGCGAGTTTTGCTGCCGTCATTGCCATGTGTTAGTGTGTCCCGCTCCCTGGAGCGGAGTTCCACGTTGACAGTAATTCCATGTCCAGATCCTTCGGGATACTATCCGCTGGAGTAGGACGAAACATTTGCGATTGTTCTACTGGCACGGGATTCGTCGGCAGGTTGTTCTGGGAGCGTAGATCGCGTTCAATCTGGGCGCGAGTTTCCTTTTCCCAGTTCTTCCGGCTTTCTTCTTCCTGTGCTTTATTACGCGGTTCAATGAATTTCTCATACACGTCAACGATAGGGACGGAGCCGGGAGGCAAACCGCGTTCCTGCGCCATCTTGACAGCCAACTGGTCGAGCGCTTCGGTGTCGAGTTCTTCCTTGAATCTAACCACATGGCGCGAAGCCAGCCGCGAAACGTCCTTGACCACCGATCCCAACCGCTGACCAATCGATTGGACGCCCTTTTCCCAATCCGCCTTGGTCATGTACTGCGTCGGATCGAAGTTCGGGGCTACGCCTGTCGCCTGCGCCTGCTGAAGCTCGCCAAGCACCTTCTGGTATTCGGTCTGCAACTGCTTATAGCTGGCGTCGGCTTTGGGATACCAGTCCTTTTCGAGATAATCGTTGCGTTGCGTTAAGGTTTGAACTCTACCCACCTGCGCGTTGTAGTCCTCGGTTGCGGTCTTGAGGATTCCATTGAGTTTGGTGCCGAGTTTGTCATTGCCTGCAATTTTATCGAGGGCGGCAACGACAGCATCATCGCTCATCCCGGCCTCTTGCATTGCGGCAACTACGAAGTCTTTGAAATTGTTAGCCATATCATCCTTGTGGTAATTGCGGCGGAGGTAGTGAACTGCTCCCGGTGATCGCAGGCGGATTCGATGCGTCGGTAGGCGCAACCATTCCACCCGGACCAGCGGGGGCACTTCCAGCCCCGGCGCTCATCGCGGACGGTACTGCAACGCGGAGCTTACTGATGGCCTCCGCAGCCACGGGTGCCAGCGAAGGCATTGCCTGCGCGAGCGATTGATAACCCGTTTCAATCTGACGAATGGCGTCCATGACTGGGCTGATGCCGGATAACCCGGACGCTGGGTTTCCTTGCCCTGAACTCTTTACCGTTGTGGAAGTCTGATCCGGCAACGGCGGCAACGATGGCTGTGATCCAGTTGCCAACTATAGTTTCCCCTTGGGCGACTTCAGTTTCCCCGAATCCCCACCACCGGGGCGCGTGAACTTATTTGTTTTGGTCATGGAGCCTTCATCGGCCATCCACTTTACGCGATGCGTCATTCCGCCCACGTTCTCATCGACGGACTGCGCTAACTTGCCGTTCATCCCACCTTCGCGTTGCCCCGATGCCATTACTTCTTCCCCTTCATATGTTCCAGCTTGCCGCCCTTTTTCTTGCCGAAGTGGTGCATCTTCCCAGACATCTTGGACTTGCCGGAGTGCTCCATGCGTTCTTCCTTCATTTCGGCTTTCATGGAATCTTTCATGGTTCTCCTAGTGGTGCATCTTGGAAAGAGTTTCGGCTAGGCGTGCCCTACGCCCAAGTTTCCCGCCAGCAGAGGCAGCTTTAGTGAGTTTGGATTTTGGGATTTTTGTTCCTTCAGGAACGCCGAGTTCACGATGAAGTGCCCCCGGCTTTTTTATAGCGGATTGAATCCACTTCTCTCCCATAGGTATTGGTTAGAAAAATAACATAGTTAACTTGGTGCGTCAACTATAGTTAATGCTTCAATGTAACCTAACTCTCCTTCATAATGACTCGTGGCCCCTCTTGCCCGGTCGCTTTGCGGCCTTCCGGAGACACCGCACCGCCTAATCCATGATTCTGGCACCAGATGATCCTCTCCGGTACAGTTCGCACTCCATCCGGCAGATTGCCGATATTTGGGACGTTGAAAATCTCCCATAGCGTGTAGGTGTCGATGATCCCGCCGCGCCACATCATCAGATAAACCAGCTTTTGTTCGGTCTGCGCCGCCGATAGCAGCGATCCCGGCTGAATCTTGAAAGCGAAGCGCCGTAGGAACTCTTTGGCTCGATTGTACTTCGGCAGCGGCCCCCGCATGAGGGATTGCGGCTTCAGGTTGCCGTCTGTGTCGAAATCGTCCATGTGGACGTAATCGGGCATCATGGTTCCCGGTTCAAAGTCAAAATCATCCTGCGTCATGCCGCCTGGACCCAAAATCGTCACGCGCATCGGGAAAGTGTAGAACTCTGTGAAGTTATACGCCATTTGCTTGGCGAAAGTGCGCGTAAACGCTTCCATGATGCGGGAACGGAAGCGAATGGCAGGTGTCATGGCCCGCATGATCGATTCAACCGTCGAATTTGACGGAAGTTGGCCTAGATTCATCATTTCGGACATATCGATGATGCCCGAAAGTTCTTTCATCTCCTGTAGAATCCACTTGATCTGCTCAAAGATGCCCTGATCGAGCGGTGGAGGCGGCACAACCTGGATTCCCTTTCCAGCCATCGGGTTTTGCCAGAGTTTCATGCCAGCAGCACGGGTATTTGCCGCCGCGAAGGTCGATTTCGAGACGTTGGCCTTGTCTGCGATCAAAGCGGGCTGGGCGACTTGCGCGGCGTGGTCATCGACTACCCGCAATAGCTTGTTTAGCGACCTCTGGAGCGGCAAAAGGTCCCAAACGGGCGCTTTACCGAGCCAGGAGAAAGGCTGCGGATTTAATGTAATTTTAATGATTGGGAATTGTGCGTGCCAGTATGGGCTGGGCTGATCTACAACCTTTTTCGTCCCTACCCACTGGATCATGCGGCGGTTGGGGTATAGCGGTTCCCCTACTTTGACCACGTAAGACCAGTTGTCGGCAGGTTCGCGGCCATTTGGCCCTTCGATGAAGTTCCCCATCTCCACGTCTTTGCCCGTGAAGCGCGATCCCATGTCCTTTTGCGTGTTATTGCGGTTGTCCTTCAGGTAGGCGGTATAGAGCCAAACAGTAGGGATGCGCGGAAGATCGTTATTCGTCGCGCTGCCATTCTTCATCGAAGCCCAGACAGGGCCGATGATCTGCGAAGCAGTATCGTAAGCCCGTTCCAGCAGCGTCATATTGCTGCCGTCTGTCTCCGACTTCACTTCTATGCCGTATTTGTCGCGGATGTAGCTGGTGGGGACTTTCTTCTTGACGATGACGCCACGGCAGGATTCAAGGGATTCGTAGCCTGTAGGATCAATGGGGATAACGTTTCTAGGGTCCTCTGCAATTGCGTCAATGTCCCCAATATCCTGATTCCAGAACAGGTGAATGTAACCTGTGCCTGCGACAACGTAGTATTTGATGGCGTCGGCAAGTCGAAGGTCGATATTTCGATCTTGATACCAAAATGTCGATAGTTTCCCGTAGATTTCGGCATGTTGCTCAAACCTGCGATTCGCTACCGAATAGTCCCAGAACGGCTTGGTATCGGTCATCAGCGCCGCAATATCTTCCGCGATCTTAGCAATGCGGTTCGTGCGCGTCTGCGAGAGTTTAGTAGTGTTGATGCCGCCAGCAAACGCTCCATCGCTGTCGTCAATCGACATGATGGCGTCGATGGCACGTTGGATCTGTGACCATCCAGGTTGTGCGGCTAGGAAGGCTTCCCCTTCTTCGCGCTTCTGCATCAGCCAGTTTAGGATGTCGTCGCCAACGTTGCCGGGATCGGGCGGTAACTGCGGGGTTGGATTAGCGGGCGCTTGTGCTAGGCGGTTGATCGGTGCGTCGGTCGCAGCCATTAGCCGCAAGCATAACACCAAATCGTTAACGTTCGCTAACTCTTATTGTTAACTAGTCTAGCCTTGGCCATTTTCCTCAAAATCGTATGCAGTGCAATGTGGCATTGTCGGCACAACCAACGGACCTTTAAGGGCTTCGAGTAATTTTGGTGATGAGCTTCTATTGGTTTCTTAAGGCCACACTTATCACATTTCTTCGGCTTCTTTATGTGCCCGAAGAATAGGTGGTAATTGAGAATCTGGTTTGCATTTACCTTGAGGTTGGCTAGGTTTTTAATTCGGGCCATTGTTAGTCTGCGTGTCCAGAACCGAAGTCGAAGTTCGATGCTTCGTGCCGCAGTCCCTTCTCTTTTTCGAGTTTTCGTATTTCTTGGTGGGTTTCAAGTTCCTTATACTGCGTGAATCCTGCGGCCTGATACTTGGGATGAATGCCGCGATCCGTGCGCCCCGGAGTGCGCGTCTCGCCCGTAGCGGGGTTGTAGAGCAACTTAACGCGCTCCGTTGGATGGATGTTGGAATCCCGCGTGTAGAAGGTGCCTAGTTTGTGGTCCCCGGAGCCTTTGCAAGGGAAGTTCCAGATGCCGATGCGGTAGGGGGTAGAGCAATCGGGGCAGAAATCAGGGGTTTGTATTTTGCGAAGATCCTTCGGTAGGTAGTTTCGCGGGTGCTTCCATTTATCCCATCTAACCACAATCCTGCTATTTGTTACTTTTTCTATGGTCCCATAGCCAGGATTGTAGTTAGGGTTCGATGCTTTCCCGCACCACCAAACCCTATCGCCAATCGAAAAATTAGCAGCCTGCATAGCCAGCAAGCAGTTCCTTTACCCGCTCCCGCACGAACTTGGGGAAATACTCCGTAGGATGGCAGCGCGACTTCAGGCGGTTCAGCAGGTACGGCTCCAGCGTAATGTCACCTTCCTCCAGCCCCTTGACGGATAGCGTGGTGACGTTGCGAACGGCAAGCATGAGATCGTCCACATCTGCGATATTGCGGCCAAGGAGTTTGGTTAGTTCCGCGACATCAGCCTTGGACAGAGTTACGATAGGCTCCTGATTGGCCTTAAGCCTGTCAACTTCCGGGAAAGGGACTGGCCTATTATCCACGTATCCTTTGGGGTATATTGTTTCCTCAATCATTCTCATTGCAACCTGTTCTCCTGTTCTTTTACTATTGGGTAACGCGAGAGAAAGCGGTGATAGTACGTTCCCGCGCTCTGCCCATCCTTCATCCACCGCAGATATGAGTGGAACACAACCACGGGCACGTTGGCGTGCAGGTAGGTCTTTGGCTCTGGGGAACGCTCATGCTCAAACGTCACCGACAGGCGCTTAGAAGCGTCGTCGTAGCTCACAGCCTTTATGTGCCCTGATTTCGGGTTGTGGGTGAAGATTGCCATGTCAATGGACACTATAGGCTGGTTCTGCCGAGTAGTACCCACCTACTTGTGGATTGAATCTTAGGACGTAATCTTGATCTACCGTTACGGGAACCTTGTGAGTTCCCTTTAGTAGTATCAAAATCTTACTGCAATCCTTCTGGTTATCGATCACCTGAAGTATTTCGTATTTCTTTACCGTTGCCATGACAGGTTGACGTTCCTGATACGGTCGAGTTTAGCACGCGAACGGCGTTCATCGAGCCATCTTAACCCGAGCATTCCGCTTCCGAGCGCGGCAAAGACAACGCCCAGTTCAAATAAGAATAGTGCAGAAAATAGCATCACCACCCACCTCCTGAGATTCGATCCATCGTCCGCTCCCAACTTTCTTCCATTTCCTCCAGTGTGCAATCGCTCGCCTGCAATGACGGCGGTTCGTTCGTCATCTCCACTACTTCTTCTTCGGTTCGTTCGAGCGATAACGACCAGCCGTTAGCCATCCACAGAGCAAGGTTAAAGGCTCGCACGCGGTCATCGTGCCCACCTGGATTCTCGGCATACTGCTTATCTGGGTTCATGCGGCAATCAGCGTATTCTTCGGCCAGCCAGGGTGAACGCACAATGGCATTGCGGAGATTCAGGTGCCGCGAAGATTTCACCCACAGATCACGATTAGTGGTGGGCGTTGCGATCCAACCCAACTGCTTAGTGGGAGACACGGCGGTATCGGCGTAGCGTTCCCAGCGGAAGTGGTTCAGATAACCCAATTCGATCATTTGTCTATAGGTCATCGTGCCGGGGCCTGGGTGCACTTCACAACAGCAACCACACTGATCTTCTTCGACCCCCGCATATAATCTGCCAATGATATTTGCTGTAAACCCTAACTCGAACGCATCAACTGGAGCGGCATATTCACACACCTGTTCGTCTGGTTCGGTCAGACCTCCGTTACGTCTCCCAAGCATAACTACTTGAATACACCCATTGTCCGTTTTACCGTCCTCTTTTGTTCTGGCGTAACGATTCCACCCCGTCCTGCCTACAGTCGGGTCAATGCCCATCACATACTTTCTATGTTTCTGAGGAGCACGCCACATCCAAACGATGCCCCTTGGGTCCTGATCGAACTCAGACGCATCCATGCGCTGTATATTCCCGGAATTCCCAACCGAAAGGGCCGCAGGAAAGTTGCTCATATGTGCTTCCAACTTGCCTTTCGTCTAATAGCGTGGATGCTTACTACAGCCATTCCAAAGGCTGCGGCTATTTCACGTGCGCTACACTCAGCAGCCCGAATCGCGCGGATATGTTCTTCTGTTAGCTTTGCACCACTAGCTCTTTCGCCTTGTTTATTAAGGCGCATCCTGCCTTTGTCGGTAGCATCAATGATATTTTCTCTATGCGTTCCTTGAAAGAGATGCATAGGGTTGCAGTATGGCGGGTTATCGCAAGTATGGAGAAGTTCCAATCCAGGGACCAGTTCCTCCACTTCTAGTTGGTACACCACGCGATGCGCCTTAACGTCCCGTCCATTCAGCCAAAACTTACCATAACCGCCCTTAACGTAACGGACCCCACTGTACTCCCAGCATTGATTTGGTTCGCCGCGAGTCACAAATTTCCAGAATCTAGCGATGTCGCTATCGGATAAAATAATCTCTCGGTTAGGAGGTCTACTGCTCATAGCCGATCACCTTTGCATTGGTCTCTATGTGGTAAGGCATCCCCAGAAGAGAAGTGGATCTAAACCACTCTATCGTCTCCAGCGGCAAAGCGGCATGAGCAGAGTGTTGAAAACTCTGTTCTGGAGTAGCCGGATAATTAGTGAGGAAAATATTGAGCGTCCCCATCTTCTGCGCCTGTTTGCGCTCCGTCTCCCACCAGTACAGTTGATTCCTACCGATGCGAACTGTCTCTCCGCCCATGAACTCAGGAGATGTTCTTTCGATGAGGTCCGCATGTTCTTTACTGGCGGCATCTGGCTCCCAACCATCGGGCGCAATCAGACGATTCTTGTTGCTGTTGCAATAATGGGGCGTAAACACGTAAACCCAGCGCTCAAAGCCTTCTTCGCGCTTGCGGATGTACTCGGTGAACTGATGCCAGAAGTTGAACTGCCCTCTGCCGTTAGCGGTGCTCTCAAACGCCACAAAACTGCTCACGGCCTTGGGAACGGCGGGTAAAAAGTCGAATTGCAAGCGCCACGGGTCAGGCCAAAGCGCAACTTCGGTCATGTGGGAGATGTCGAACTGCTGTCCGGTGCCGACTCCGGCCTCCTGGTTGGCCTGCTGGTATGTAATCGAGGATTTTAGCGCCTCAAACGTCATCCCGCCGTTTTTTACGTCGAACTGGATGGCAGGCTTCAAGAACCACGGCAGATTATCGAGCCAGATGTGATCGCGGGTGTAAAGTTCGCCAACTTTGGTGTCATCAAGAGACGCGGCAATGGCGCGAGTGCCGCGAAAGAGCGTCATCCGGTGCCCGGTGATGAGGCGCATAGTGGCGGTAGCGAACTGCTGGCGCGTTTTATGCCACACGGCCATGATTCCGTCCGTAAACCCGTGCGATTTTAGCTCCCGGTAGGATTCTTCTTCACGTTTGGCGATGAGGGCCAGCGCCCGCTCCTGTGAAGGCCAAAATTCAGGGATAACGCCGTTCCCGGACTTGGATTGCACCGAAGTATCGAGTTGAATGAAGCCGTAGCGGAGCGCCCAGTAGCGGAAATCGAGTTTGCAAAGCCGCTGTTCATTGCGGATGAAGGCGGATTCGCGTTCGGTAAGCTGAGATTGCCCTTTGGAATCGTCAAATTTCTTCTGTAGACGTTCGGTAATCGAGCAAACTTCGTCTACGGAGCGCCGTTCGACTTCGATTCCACGCTGTTTGAGCGCGAAAATCTTCTGTTCAACAATTTCTGCTGAATACACTACTTGTCCTTGAACCGATCATCCCAACTCTCGGCTTCCACGTCATCCTCTGGCTGCATTCCGACAGGAACGGAATCGTAGCTGATCTCAGTTTCCATTTCCTTTTTGGTGAACTTGCGCTTGGGATCTGGGATGGTGATGCCGTGGAGTTCTTGAAGCTCGATCTTGCGAATGTGGTTCTGAAGTTCGAGCGCGTCTGCCATGCGTTCGATGGAACGCGAGAGTTTGACGGCGGAGCGGAGTTCCTTAAACATCGGGTTGGTGTTCCACAACCTGCAAATCGTCCATCTCATCGATCACGGAATCTACCGAATGATCGGACATATTGACATTCACCTGGATACCGCCCTTTTGCTTCGTCCATCCAACCTTTTCCCATATGAGTTGTTTATCGGCTGCGGAACCAATGGTAATCTTGTGGCCTTTGCCGTCGCATTCTGGGCAGGTAGCAAATTCCTGCCCATCGAAGAAGTCCCTATGCTTCTCAGGAATCTCGATACGCTTCAGACCATCGCAGCGGGGACAGGTCTTGCGGTCACCTAGCGAATCGTCCATGACCTTTTTCGCATTCTCCGGCATCCGGTCCACGATCTCAAGGAAGGCATTCGCCAGTTTGTCATCCCGCCAGATACGGGCCAGATCGGTATTGTTCAGACCGCAGCTTTTTGCGATGTAAGTGAGGGACTTGTTTTGAAGTTCGCCGCACTTCTTCAGGAACTTCGCCACTCTGGGGTCTTTGACATTCTCCTCCATTGCCTGAATGAACCCCGGCTTGCGGGCGATCTTTTCCATGAAGGGTTCAAGTTTGTCGGAGGGACGGTAAAGTTGGACATCAGGTCTATTCGGATTCCAGCGGACAGGGATTTCCGGTTCCTTCTCTGGATCAGGCAACACGATGTCCATTCCCGGAGGCGGTGTGGGCAAGCGAAACGGCGGCGGGTCTATCGCTAGTCTTTTGCGCTTGGCGGCACGGGCTTTGGCGACGATACGCATGTGTTTGGAGCGGTTCTTGCGTTCCTTGGCGGTGCGCTTCTTTTCCTTCTCGGCCTGCCGTGCGTGCATGTCAGCAACGAGTTTGGCAAGGCGTTCTTCTTTGGTGAGGTTGGAGGCAGGCACGGGCTACCGCACTTTCCCCTTCTTAACATCGGCGGCGTGTTTGCGCTCCATTTGCTTACCTTTGGCGGTGATCTTGTTGCCGTGCATGGCACCGATCTTGTTCATGGTTCCGTAGATTGCGTGCTTGTTGTTGCCGTACTCGGACTTCAGTTTATCCTCAAAGAATTTTGGCATGGCAAGGTATCGTCCTCCTCTGGGAATTCATCATCGTCAGGCGGGTCTTGATCGATTCTCATAGCGTCAAAATACCACCAAAAGAAGGGCGGCGGGTAAATGGCAACCTGCCGCCCAAGTCATGGAGGAAAACAAAACAACACGCCTGATTGTTTCATTGAAGCGACCGCTTGTCAATGGGAAAGTTTTAAGCGGCCCGTCCTCGGAGGAAAACGAGCCGCGCCCTCTGTGGTGTCAGAGTGACTGATGTGATGCAGTCATTGACACGATACCCGACTTATGGCAATATTGCAACCGTGATGCAGGAACCCACAACCGAAATCGTTCACGGATACACGCCGGATGAGCTTAACGCCATCATAGACAAGAAAGTCCTAGCCGAGAGGGAGCGATGCGCCAAGGTCTTGGAACGATGTGCCCAAAAACTCATGACACTCCAAGAGATTGTCGCAGAGATCAGGAGCGGCAAGTGACAAAGGAAGCGCCTGTGCCGACACAACCCGACTACCGCGACATCTGGAGCGTAGCGAGCGCGGACGAGATCTTCAAGACGTTGATTCCGGGATGGAAGGCGGCTGAGAAGTGAGTTTGTTCTATCGGTTTGCATACCGCCCAATCATGAGGCTGGCGCACCGATTCCATTGGCATTACGCACCCCCTTGCTATCCAGAAGGAGATACCCAACTATGGTGTCGTTGGTGCGGATTCCGCCAAACTATCAATTTTTCCATACCTGACCCTGAGAAAACTCAGGAGCCAGGGGCGCGCGAGCGCAGAGCCGTAACCCTCACGGGCAAAGCGGCCACGGTTGCAACGAAATCAAGAGCAACCTGAAGGCGCGGCTACCCGGAGGAGACTGCGCCAAATACGAGCGCAGCGGAAACCGGATGTCCACTAAATCATGCGATGGCCCACGCCGAAAGCGTGACCGCCTTGGACCCTCCTGCAAGCTCCCTGCCTCTGCCCAGAGGTAGGGCGTAAACCAATTCCTTGCGCCTGCGGCGATCCCCGGTGTTACCTGTCCTTGCTCCCAATCCCTTCCAGAAATCCACAGAACCACGCCACAACGACAACCAAAGATAATACCCACCATGCCATAGCTTCACTGTAACACGCTTCACACAAACTAGCACTTTCTAAAATTTTCACATAGCCGTATAGACTCAACGCGCCGCCCTCGCCCCCCTCCGGTGCCACCCCTTGACAATGTGGCGCTGGTCCTGGAGTCGCCGCGCAGCAGCTTGTATTGCATAGACTATTAGTCTAGTAGTTTACTAGTAAGTGTCGCAATTACAACAGTTTACGCTTCCTATAACAGCTATTATGTAAACATTGGAGTGCTGTGGAGTCCTAGCCGCATAAGCTGTGGCTAATGTGCAACATGCGCTGCTGATCGCCAGCAGCGGCACTGAAGCCGCGAAACACGCTCTGGCTAAGGGTTGGGATGTGAGCGGGGTTTAGCTTTGCCCAGTTTGGCACAGTTAGACAGTTATCTAAGTGTCGAAGTGTTTAAGTGCAAGTGTAGTGTTTTCAATGCGTGATGGCATATTAAGATGTGCGGGTATAAATGCGTAGGTATCCGAAATAGGGTGATGCGAACAAAATGAGAACTATATTTAGCTTGTAATCAGTAGTTTGGGTGGTTTATTTGGGTATGAGCGTATTTAGTACTTGACTATGATAATCACATACCTTATGATAATCACATGATGATAAGCACAGCGCAGCGTTTACGGGCGATGATAGAGGCCGCTGAAGCTAAAATAATTGAGAAAGACTCGAATTATCAGACCGCAGAAGATGGTCGGTTTCAGGTTTATCTGACCCCAGTCGAGCAGCGCACCCGCTCTATGGAGCCCCACTACCGTGTTGGATATTATCTACTGGTTGATGGAAAGTGGAAGCGCACCAATAAGGCCGCGTTCGTAGCGGAAATGGAGGAGCAAGAAATACGCAAGTATGCCGATTCACAGACCACTGATGAAGGATTCCCCCTTAATCCAAGCGCTATGGTCTGCCCGCGTTGCGGGTTAATGTGCGAGATCGGGGACCATAAACTCCCCGAGTCTTGCATACGAGCCCTCAAATCAGAGTTAATCCGCAACAACCGATAGCTAGCAGCCTAAGGAGCACCACATGGAAAGCACAAAGCAAACCGAAATCGAAATCGAGATAGAAGAAGATGAGATTGACGAAAGCAATCCGCATGGAGCGCGTTGCGCCGCTTGTGGTGAGTTGCTATTCGATGATGAGTGCCTAGACTGCGACGATGACAAGAACTTCGGTGAAGCGTGCAGGCGCTTCTACGCCTAGCCAAACCTCAGGAGGAAGCAATGACAACGAATGAGCGTGAAGCGTTGACGCCTGAAATGACCGCGATTGTGGCCGCTTATGGGTTGCGGCTGGACAAGATCACAGATAACTATGCGTTTTACTCGCTTGGTGATGCTGAAATCTCAATCTATCGGCACCAGGATAACTGGTCTTCGATGCGTCCAAATGCAGACGGCACACATCGCGTAAATCTTGGGCGCACTGCCGAATCATTGGAGCGGTTCATCCATCGCGCAGACCTAATGCGCGTAGCAGCCCAGGAGGTTCACCCGTGAAGTGTCCTGAGTGCGGAGGGGATTGCATCATCGGCGATTGCGGAATACATCCAGAGGGATGCCTATATGGTGGATTTTCCTGCGGATTCTGGGTGGTTGTCGAAGGTTGTCAGCTTGAGCATCCCGTATACCACCAACATGCAGAAAATGAGCCATGTCCCTTGGAGGCCATGAAATGACTAGCGCCGAATCCCTGCGCCTCCGCTGCTTGCGCTGCAATCACTCTTGGCTGCGCCGCACAGACGATGCGCCCAAGTGCTGCCCTGCGTGTAAGAGCCGCCGATGGTATGAAGTTACGAGAAAAGAAAGAGGAAAGAAAATGAAACCGCCAGTGTGGTCCAAGATGAGTGAGCGCCCCAGGACGATGACGGCAGAGATTTGGGCCATTCACTTCGAGGATGCCGACTGTGAAGCAGAAGTGTTTAAAGGAGAAGGCGCGGAGGAAGCGGCCCGGTTGGATCAAAGTATCTGACGCTGAGGCCGACAGACTCCGAAGGGAGAAGCGATGAAAACTCCCGCCGAGTTAGACCGCATCGTCGATGTGGTCCTGAATCACAAAGTTCCCGCTCGACCAAAACGGAAGCGGAAAAAGAAGGGGAAATAAGAAAATGAGCCGATCTGGATACAGCGACGATTTGGATGACAACTGGCAACTTATAAAATGGCGCGGAATGGTGGCGAGTGCCACGCGCGGGAGGCGTGGGCAGAAGTGTTTGATTGATCTTCTCGCGGCGCTCGATGCGATGCCAGAGAAGGCGCTCATCGCGCACGAACTCGAAACCAAAGACGGCGAGGTGTGCGCTCTCGGCGCTCTCGGTAAAGCGCGCGGAATCGATATGCAGAAGCTCGACCCGGAAGAACCGGAGTCTGTCGCTGCCGTATTTGACATTGCAACGCCGCTTGCGCAGGAAATTGTCTACATGAACGATGAGCATCTGGATTCCGTCTGGAATGAAGCCACGAAACGGTACGACGACATCACCCCGGAAGTGAGATGGGCGCGTATGCGGGCTTGGGTCGCATCGCAGATCAGGCCAGCGGTCGTAAACACTTAAGTTATGGAGCGGGGCACTCATGTATATAATTCCCAAAAATCTCAAGGACAACTGGGACTGCTATTTACTGGCAAACGCCGAGCGGGACTCCAGCGGAGGAAAGAAAGATGAAAACAAGACAAGTAGTTAGACGCGAACTAGTCAGCGCGAGGCTTGAGCGCTTCGAGGGTCATGCGGTACCGAAAGACCTGCTACCACGCAAAGAACGCCGTAAGCTCGCAAGAGCGCTGGCGGCTGGCGACTGGAAGAAAAGGCCATCCGCATGAAATACCTTAAAGCGTGGGTATGTGCTGCGTGCGGTTGCATCCAGCCTGAACTGGAAACACACGAATGTCCTACATGGGACTGTCGGTGCGGGGCCAGTGAGTTTATACGCGATGAAATCACTATCCCCGATACAGCGCAGGTGGGGACCAAGGAGAGCGAGCTATGAAAGGCCTATACCACGCCCAGCGCGGTCACGATGAGATTTTGCGTCCGCACCTCGTCTACCAGCGCAAGCAAGTCAATGACGGCGTATGGAGGCCGATAGTAGCCTTCCTGATCTGCATGGCCTTTGGCGCGATGCTGCTATCGAGCGTTTGTGATTACTTCGGGGTGAAGTGATGAAAGCCATAATTGATGGATTTGAGATCGTGAAACGCCAGTCTGAAGCATGGGCTGTGTACGACGCAACCGTGACGCCATTTTGTTTCGAGGAAGACGGAACTCCGTTGAATCGCTGTAATGACTGTGGCGTTCTAGTAATTCAGGGCGACGAACTGTGCGGACACTGCTATGAAGAGCAGCGCCGCGCGGAAGAATGGGATGCGATGCACCCAGAGCTACGATGTCCACCAAGGGAGTAACTAATGAGCAAGATCGTGACGACAGAGTTAGGGCGTTTCCGTTCGGTCCAGGATTTGGGCGGTAGAAAATCGTTCCTGTTTGAGTGCCCAGAGTGCAAGGAATGGCTTCCGCTGTCAGAACAGCATCTATCAGGCGAACTAGCGCCGGTCCACTTTGCTCGTACAGACGACATGGTGACGATGACCCATCAGCGGGTATGCTCATTCGCAAAGAAGGACAATTACGGAGCGGCTCTAATAGCGACACTACAGGCCAGAATCCTGATGGGCGAAGCGCCTCACGATACGGATCACGCCAGCCTGAATCTTGGAGAGTGAATGATGCTAACCGGCTGGCGCTACTGGTGGAACCGCTACCTCGGCTGGATTCCGTTTCAACCATGCCGGATCTGCTGGCGCTGGTATTGGGGCGGCTTGCCGATGGAAGGCTGGCAGGCGTCCTACCGGGAATATTGCTCGAAACGCTGCTATGACGATGCAGGCGGAGGATTGTACTAAATGAAAGTGCCCAAAGACTTAGACACGATAACTGACGTGATCCTTGCCTACAAACCGCCCGAAAAGGCAAAAGCCACGAAACGGCGAGAAAAACGGAGAGCCAAACGTGCTCAAAAGAAACGGTAACTATACTCATGTATATAATTCCCTAAAATAGCGGCATCCAGTTTTTTTACGGTTTCTTTGGAGCTTTGACTTTGGTGAACATAAAGCCGGTCTCTGGCTATCATGCAAGCCTCATACAGAGCCATGAAAGATTCCCAATTATCGTCCTGCATTCTTCCTCTCCCTTCGCGCATAGCGCAACTTCAAACAACACTGATCTTTGGGATCTTAAGAGCCTCGATCCCTGCGCCCAACTTCAGCGACTTCTCCAAAGCATCCGCTCTCCGCAAGTTCCGCCGCTCCCCATCCCATTTAGGAAGCTTGCTCAGGCTCTTTACCCTGCGGCGCCACCGCAGGAGGCCCCGCTCAGGCTGAATCAGCCCTGGGTTCCCTGCGTGCTGCGAATGCAACTATGGAGCGCATTAAGCTATTGCCTTCTGGCTTGCCTTGTAATACTGGGGACGCTCCACCGGCGCAAGGAACTCCATACACCGGCCCTATCTGCGTGGCCGATGCGTGTGAATTTTTGAAATCGAATTGTTGAGGTAAATGCATTCTGCAACCAATCCGGGGGCGGTGTTGCAGTACCGCCCCTCGTCCAGTGACATCCAATCCCTCGGCCGAGGGAACAGCATGGCGTCACGGTTACTCTAACACAAGTTGCTCAGGCGCTTCAATAGCTGGCGCATTGAAAGGGAGAACTTCTTGGCTCAGGCGCTTGGCCGCGGTCTCGCAATAGCGCTCCTCGATCTCGATGCCTATTGCTGCGATTCCTGCGGCCTTAGCAGCGATTAGCGTGCTTCCGCTACCTGCGTAAGGGTCCAGGACCGAACAGGCCACCGTAGCGCGAATAAGGCGCTTTAGGATGCTGGTCGGTTTTTGGGTTGGATGTAACTCATTTCCAGTGCGGTCGCCATAAAGCACATCGGGAATACGCTCCCTGAAGGCGTGCATGGGTCCGGGATAGAAGCATATGGCCTCCCACTGGCGTCCATGTTCGTGCTGCAGGTCGCCCATTGACCAGTTATTCTTCACCCAAACCAGTACCGATTTAGGGGGTGGCATATCCCGTAAATTGTCCCATCTACAGAACACGTAAGCCGCTACAGAAGCATGACTTATTACTCTGTGAACCATACCAACATCGAGAGCGCCGTCGCCAACTATAGGGTCGTGCTTTTCGGCCCTATGGTTGGATTGGAAGGACATCCCATAGGGCGGATCGGTGATAACCAAGTCAGGCTGCTGATCTTCACGGAGTGTCGGCATAATCTCCCGGCAGTCACCGTGGTAAATCGTGATTCCCGCGTGCTGGTAGTATGGCTTCACTCACCCTCCGTGTCTCCACATAGCTGCAATTCTGGCAGCACCGCGCCGTCTCAGCGCCTTCCTTCGACCACAACGGCATCTGCGCTTCACCGCACTTGCAACAGTTGTCGCCCTTCGCTATTCCCGGTTGTTGTTGTTCTAGTACCATGAACTATTAGAGTAGCTTATTTGTGTTACGTTTCAACTCATCCTCGAACACTGCAAGCAAGTATGCCTCACGGTTCAATATCCCCTCACGCCGCTGCTTGTCCCGGAAGTCAGGGCGCGTTAGCAGATTGTAGTAGCAATCAGCAAATAGCCGCCCAGCGCGTTGAGATGTTGCCTGTGCCGCTATCGCCCTGTCGATGGCCCATGACAGTACATGCGGCGGGATCGCTGTTAGATCACGCTCTAGCGCCCCCTGAACGAAACCATCACGGTAAGAGAGAGCGCCGGGGGTAGGATAATCCGGTTCAAATGCTGGTTGCGGCGCGGTCATACCTTCACCACCCTGTAATCAGCATTCGGATACAGCGCCTTGAACAGCTTTAACTTTATCTTGTACTCCGGTGTTTCCCAACCCTTTACCTCGTGGTATTGGAGATCACCATCAAGCAGGCTAACCTCGAAATCCACCACCATCACGCACACCCTTACGCCCTGAACCCACAATGGAATCTTAACCTGCCGATTCCATCCTAAAATCTCGCCAGCGGCCTTCAGCCCATCCAGCCTAAAAGCGTATAGAGCCTCCGCCTTGCTATCGTAAACGACGCCATTGTACGTGCGATCCGAACGCGGCGCTACGTTCCGCACCCTGCCCTTGGGACGCGCCAGCAGCGCCTTAACCTCAGCGGCGGTATAGCGGCCAGCATTAGGCATCGTCGCTCGATTCCATTGGATGCGTTGGGTTGATCTTTAGTAGCTTGCCGATGTGCTTATAGAAACATTGTTCCCCGCATAAGTCCAGCACCCGATAGGCCTCTGTATATTCCTTGAGAGAATGCGGCCCCGCTAAAGATCCTAATTCAATCCACGGTCCCCCCACTGTAGATGGGATTACGCCAATCTGGTGCCAGTGGTTGCTTTCGCCCTTAATCCTGCCGCATTCGTCGCACTTGGTTCCAGAGAAGTTCATTTGATTGGCCTTGCGTCCACCAACCCACGCCTTACCAACTCAGCAATGTAACCGGGCAGGTAATAGGAAGAATGCTTTGCGCGTTCCTTGATGACTCTGGATGTGTGCCAGTCTATCTCGAATGTCATTCTTACCGTTTCTTTAGTGAAGGGCTGCTTCAACTTATTCCGCCGTGGTCCATTTTGTGCCATGCCAAAGACTACCATAGCAAAAAACAAATTGCAAATAATTCTTGATTTTTGCAAAAACAGGCAGTACTATGGGTCATGCTCAACATAGAACGAAAAGCCGCTCTCGAAGCTAAAGAGTTCTGCCGCGATTGCCACAAGTTCTGCACTTGGGATGAGTGCGAGAACTGCTACAATCCTCTGTGCGAGGATTGCCAACTACTGTACGAAGGCAAAACTCGCTGCCATAAGTGCCATACGGCGGTGATAGCTGATGATGGGCACATCGATGACTGCCCCGCATGGGCCGGAGAGCCTTGTAAGTGCTGGGTTTATGCGGAGGAATTATGACGGAGGAGTTGACCATCATACCATCCGCCACGCTCATGCCTGTTATGAGCATCCAGCAGGCGGCGGAACGCCATAACATGCTGGTAGAGTACACCAAGTCTGTGATGGTGAAAGATCAGGACTTTGGCGTAATCCCTGGCGTAGCTAAGCCATGCCTCTATAAGGCTGGCGCAGAGAAGTTGCTTTCATTATTCGGATTCAGCCCTTCATTTTCTCTAATCCAGCGCACCGAAGATTGGATTGGCGTGGATCACGGCGGCGAACCGTTCTTCTACTATTTCTACAAGTGTCAACTGCTGCGCGGTGGAGGGATTCTAGGAGAAGGCGATGGCTCTTGTAATTCATGGGAAAAGAAGTACCGCTATCGTAATGGGGATCGCAAGTGCCCTCAGTGTGGCAAGCCCACCATCATCGTCGGCAAGCAGGAATATGGTGGCGGGTTCATCTGCTTTTCCAAGAAAGGAGGTTGCGGGGCTAAGTTTGGATCGAAAGATCCGTTAATCACCGGACAGGATACCGGGCAAGTCCCAAACCCAGATATAGCAGAGCAAGTTAATACGCTTCAGAAGATGGCTCAGAAGCGTGCTCTAGTGGCTGCTGTTTTGATAGCCTGCAATGCTTCCGCGTTCTATACGCAAGACGTTGAGGATATGCAGACCATCGAAGTGACGCCCACGGAAACGCGGGATGAGGTCGTGGAACGCCGCATAGTAGAAGAAAAGGCCAAGGCGTCAACCGTTTCCAAAGCTACCATTGTGGAGTTAGCAGACTTCCTGGATACGCCGCCCGATATGCCAGAGCCGCCGCTAATGGCTCCTGCTGTCAAGAAGTCGCCTAAGTCATCGGCTTATGAAATGCGCGAAGCGGCCAAGCAGCAAGAGGCAGCCGAAGCACTAAAGGGCGATGGTGCGCCCAAGGAAACGCGCAAGCGGGGCGCTATCAGCTTCGCGGCACTCAAATGGTGGGGCGCTATGAAGTCTGAAATCAAAGACCTAACCGGGACAACGGAACTATACTACAAGCGCCTTGATGAATACGGGTTTAAGCACGCCGATGAGATTGCTACAAAAGAACAGGCCTTGGCTATCGGCAACAACCTGAAGGCCGATGTTGCAGAACTGAAGCGGTCCAAAGATGACAAGGCTTTGCTACTCGAAGCGCAGACGCATGCGCTCCGCATCGGCCCTTACGCAACGCAAGCCGTTCTCAAGCGCAAAGGCTTGGAAACTGTTGAGGAAATCCTAAACCTTGGCGGCGACGATCTTACGGACTTGCTAAAGGAGTTGAAATCCACAGCATGAGTCAAATGAAAGAGCAAGTAAACCGCGAAGTGTGCGTGACCATCCTCGATAGTCCCTACGCGACCAACATTGAAAAGAAGATGGCTGGTATCTGTTTATTGCTCCTGGACGAATGCGAGAGCCTGCGGAAGCGGCTTGCAAATACAGAGCGTAGCATTGAAATACTTTCAGACACCGAGACAGTTCAGGCCATTGCATCCGGCGAGTCGGTTCCAGGAGCAGGGGAATGAGCAAGCATACGCCGGGTCCGTGGCAGAGGGACGGATCACACATCTATGGTCCTGATCCAAAACGAAAACTGATATGCCAGTTGCACTATGACGGCGCACTATCAGAGGAAGCCGGAAACGAAAGCCTAATCGCAGCCGCGCCCGAACTGTACGCAGGATGCGCTGCCGCTCTGAACATGGTGGACGGCAACGGCGCACCGCCCGATTGGGACTGGCTACGCAGAATAATTGCCAAGGCAGAAGGCCAATCCATCGGCAGCAAAGATCCCGCATCGGAAAGGGGGAAGTGAGTAGATGTTCCCTGTGATGAACAAAGTAAACGGCAGCTATGGAGAGGCGCTGAAGGACTGCCCTAGCGCCGTTCCGTGGGGACTGCTTGGCCCAGACGAAGAACGGCAAGCCCAGCATAACCACGGTCAAACGCTTCGGAGATTGGCAGAGCGGGGCGGGTTGTCGCCGCGTGAGTTGTATGCGGTGCTCCGCCATGAGGATTTCAACTACTCCAGCACGAACGAACATGCCATCAAGTACATCAATGGCCGCGTGAAGCTGCATTACGATGCGAGTGAAAGGGGAAAGTGAGTAGTGAATATTCCAAGGATGGCGTTTGTGAGATTGCGTCCCGGACGGACCAAAGAAAGAAGGGAATGTGGAACGCAGGAGCCAGAAATGAGCCAGTATAGCGACGAGGACTACACTTTAACGGAAACGCAGTGCGAAGAACGCTGCGATGAGTTGCGGAGCCAGTTGGATGAAGCAAACAAAATCATCGAGTCTTTGGGCCAAGAGTCCGATCACTTTTGCAAGCAAGCCGATAAGTTGCGGATCCAAGTAGCGCGGCTAGAGGGGGAGTTGGCGGAAGCGCAATGGCGTCCGATTGAGACAGTTCCGAAAAATGGCGATGAAATCATTTTGGTGTGGACAGGAACCCGTGTCCTGCCAATCGGGATTGGTCTGCTAAAGACCGCGACCGACGAATCGACGCCGGAGCATTTGCGATTAATGCCGACTTACTGGCGACCGCTTCCCGATCCACCACGGTCTGCACCTGAAACCGACGCGGCATCCTCCCGCGACGATGTATAGGGGGTGTGAATGAGCGAGGATATGAGGACGCAGCTTGAGCGAGAGCGTGAACTCTCGGATCAGCTTGTGGACGTGCTAAGACGAACACAAGGCGCATTGTACGAGTGTGGTTGCGAATCATGCGAGGCTACGCTACAGAAACTTTGCGCCGTACTCACTAAGCACGCGGCAATAAGGGCTACTGCTGTCCGTAGTTCGGGAACAGACCCCGCATAGCTGCCCCGCCCTCATTCTGATAGTGGTAGCCGATCACGTCCAACCGCTGCGCTGGCGTTAGGGACTTCCATACGAACTTCGGTAGGCAGATGTATGTCCAGCGCGGGACACCAGCCTTGGTGCGATAGCCAATGGCATCAATCACACGGATCGTAATGGCAACTGGATCTCCCAGTAACTTCGCCGTTAACAGAGTAGATGGCGCAGGGAACGGATCACCCGCAACGTAGTCAGTACCTAGCACCAGACCCGCTTGCTTGGCTATGTCCGTGGTGAACGCGGCTGGATTGTTATTATTGTCGGTTCTCACGGTATCGGTTTGAAATCCGGCAACCCTTTATAGATTTCGTCCGCCGTCTTGCCAGTAGCGGCCATCTGCGCCTTAAGAAGCCCTGAAAGCATGTTCTCGATTATCATTGCGGGAGCCGCGAACGCCGCAACCGGAGTAGGTGTTGCTGCCGCGACTGCGGTGATAATCTCAGCCCACTTCAGAATATTGGCGGCATCAGCCTCGAATTGTGGAAGTGTCATGGCTTATGGTAGAGCGCTTGCAACCCAGTTAAGGATGTAAGGACCTGTTGTATTTGTGCTTGAACTTGCGTAGGATCTGGGTTACCGCCGCTCAGGACCGCCGTGTGATAGACAAGCCCCGCCGCCTTTGCGGTTTCATAGATACCAATAGCTTGATTTAGTGGATCTTTCAGGCCGGGATAGGTTGGGACTAGCGGTATAAGCCCTTGGATTATAGCTGCTGCATCCGAGAGGCCAGTGGCTATCTTTTTATCAATAGCGGCTGGGGTAGATACCGCCACCGGAGGCGGCGTATTTGGCGCGGTAGCTGTGCCTCCGCAGGACGCAAGAAGGAGCGATAGAGTTAGTACGGCGTGTTTCAAAGGATTGTTCCCGGAGGTGCAGTGCTCTGACCCGTATCAGGATGCAATCCAGTATCAGGCGGCGTAGGTGCGTGGCCGCCGTAGTTCTGCCCGGTACCAGCAGCCCATGAATCAAACAGGTTATTGGACTGTTCATCCCCGCGATTGCAGGGAATCTGCTTGATGGTCTTGAAAACGATGTTCGCGTATTGCAGCCCCGACGCCATTGGCTCCCAACCTTCCGGTTTGTGGTACTTAGGGTTTCCTTTAAGCGTCTCCGCGTATGCGACTAAGTTTTTGGCATAAGCAAGCGGATCGTGGTACTGAGCATCCAGAGCTGGGTTGTTGTTGAACTTGTTGTTCGGGTCCTTTAGGTCGCCGTCAATGGCGAGGCCCATGCCATAATCCACGGAGAAGCGAACATCCACGGAGTAGCCATTCAGAAAATACTCTGGCATCGGTGCAGGGACTTGATAATACGGAGGGTTTAGCCATTCGCTCATGGCGCGATTATACTACTTAATCACGCGGGTTGCACGTACTTCATCTTCTGTACGCTGAATCCTACGTTCAATTTCATCTTGCTTCACTTGGAGCGTCTGGATGTCCCCGATCTTCGCAACAGCAGCGTCAATACTCGTTAGATGTGCTTCTATGGCCAAGATGCGGTTATACGTCGCCCCGGCCCAGAACACCATTCCTAACAGGAATGATGTCCCTACAGATCCTATGATTACTTTCAAGGATTGCCCAATCTCCGGTATAGGGGATTCCTGAACTTCCGCCACTGTTTCAGTTACCCGGAGTTTCCTTGGGCACGATTGGTTCGACGTGCTTTTCCTGGACCGTGGTAATGGTCTTAGGTTCACTTATCGTTGCAGGAGTTAACGTCTGAACCGTGGTCGTTATTTCCTTGTAATCTGGCAATGGCTGGCCTACAAGAAACTTGGAAATGCTCACCAACGCGCTTGCACAAAACAGCGCACCCAAGGCTACATAGTATTTGCTGGTAAAGACGTTGAAATCATGACTATCTAAGGATGGAAGAACAATGGCTCCGGCGATGACGGAGGCTCCGCCGCTGATCCCTGCGGACATCAGGCCGCGAAACCATCCTTGTATGTCTAAGGCGCGTGCTCCGGCTAGACTTACCATCGGCCCTCCAACGGGCGGACAACGCCGCCCTATTGGGGCTTATGTTATCACGATTTTACCAATGGAGTGTTGAGCCTAGCGAAATCCCCGAATAATTCATAGGCCACTAGATTGTATGCCAGGGCCGCGTCCACCTCATCTCGAAACCTGCCAAGATGGTGGGTATGGCCGTCTTTCTTAACCTTCGCCTCCCATTTTTTCTTATCTTTAGACCAACTTACTCCTTTGTATTTTGAGGACCCGCGCGTTTTACGTTGGTTAGCCATATTCTGAGACTGGTTACTGCGCCTCAAGTTGTACCTTTGGTTGTTTAGGGCATCAGCATCATGATGATCTATTCCCTTTTGCCCCATGATGGCATTGTGCATGAAAATCTTTTGGGATTTCCCGATGGTCCGAACAGCACATATGCGCGTGGTATTGGGGGTGGATTGCACGCGCGCGTGCCATTTGAAGGAATTTATGAAAATCAAAATCCTCCGAGTCTACTAGAGCAACATACCCATTCGTAAGTTGTATAATTTTGGCAGCCACAATCGCCTCCCTAAAGGCTATTTGGTTAGGATCTCGCGCAACGCCAATAACGCTGCGCGAGTCCGTAATTAATTAAAGCGTAGGCGGGGGAGGGGGCGGAGGAACTGAAGGAGCGCCCTTGGCGGCGATAGCCTGAAGTACGGCAACCTGAGCGTCGGAGGCATCGCTAGTGGCCTGAGCCTTATCCGCGATGGCCTGAAGCTGCGCTACCTGTGCATCCGTCAGGGTGGTGCCTACAGGAACTGCTGCAAGGAAAGCGTCAATCTCATCGCTGATCTTCTGATCGGTGTCTGCGATGGTCTGGATATTGGCTGCGAGTTTGTTGGTCGTGGTGTCGATCTTGCCCAGAAGGGCGTCCATTTCTTGTTGGGTCACTTTGATTTCTCCTAAGGTGGTTTGGTTTTGGGTAACGAGTGTTAGAACCTGGGTCAATAGGCTCTTAAGGTCGGGAGATGCGTCCGTTCCATCGTGGTGGATGGTAAGCGTCACATTGACGTTCAGTGGTCGATTATCGTTCTGGCCGTGTGGGTCCATTACGGATGCCTATATGGGAAGAATCCAGGAGTAGCAGGCAGCATCCCGATAAGCCAGTAAATCACAAAGATCACCACCATGACAATCATGACGATGCGGACGATGTTTTGTGGAGGCTCCGGGATGTACCGCAAGAGGTAGAATATGAGGCCTATGATCAGGCCGAAGATCAGAACGTATACCAATGCGTAAAGTAATCCTGGCATCGGGACACTCCTTTCAGGTACCGATAATACTACGTTGCACGCCGAACGCCAATGCTATGAAGGGTTAGCCTTCTCCTCCGCTATCCCCGCTAGCTTTCCTTCGGCAATGGCAGCAGTCTTGATTATCTCTTGCATGTGCTCCATCTTACCGTTGACATCATTCCGAACAACCTCAATGGCCTTAGTAGTCTCCCTGTGGTTTTCGTTCTGACGGTCTGACCATATTTTGACGAAAGCGGCCAAGATCGCCAATAGAAGGCTATTGACGCTACTTACCACCACAACTATGGTCGCATCGCTCATTTAGTAGCGAGGCAAGCCCCGCCTGCTGCCGCTACGTCAATCAGTACAACGTCTTGCACGTTGGTCTTGGTGTCGCCATTGCGGTCAGCCGCCGTTCCATTAAGAACCGCCGTGACTTCGATAGCAACATCGGCGCTATTGACTGCGCCATCCGCATTCAGGTCACAGAAATTACTTACGGATACGGCAAGCGTAGGGTTTATCGTCACGGCAATAGCCGCACCTCCAATCGTTGACCCTACCGCGTTGCTGGGATTGAACACCAGACACGGAGAGTTTCCAGGGCAACTGGCGCTCAAGGGAACTTGATAGGTGACAACCGCCAGCACTCCATCCGCGATGAGGGTCTGATTGATCCCGCTCACCAGAATCAGGCCGCTGGAGTTGCTGGATACCGACTTCCCCGCTGCTATTGCCGCCGCCCCTGCCGTTGCCGCTGGCGTCCCCATAGCCTGTGACGGCGTAAACTGCCATTGGACGCCAGCAGGACCCGTGGTTGATGTGTTACCGCCGCTCATGGTGTCCGTACAGGTCAGCGTGGCCCCCGGCTTTACCACAGAAGGGAGACAGGTGCGCGTGATGGTGATAGCTGCCTGTGCCCAAGAGACTGAAGCAATGGAGATTACGAGAAGTAGTTTCATTGACTCTCCTAGTGAAGATTAGCCCGGACGGTTGTAAGGTGGATTCCATTTGTTCCACGACTCGTTGATACCCGATACATGCGAAGATCGGTAACACTTGCTGGAAGCGTGGTCAGCGGTACTTGGTGCGCTGCGCGGGTCTGCGCCAGCATTGATGTAACAAAGGTTGTTCCATTGCTACCAGCATTGGCAGTTGGAATAGAACTAGTTCCAGGAACCGTGGTGGTGCATTCACGATGGATCAGCAACCCGCTAACTCCTGCGGGAGAAGTGTTGTCTATGAAATACGGATTTATGACCGTGCAATCCTGATTGCCACCAGATTGCATAACTTGCGTATTTGTACCGTTCCCGGAAATTACAGTACGATCTTGCGGATTACTGGTTAGGATCGATACCTTACCAATCAAGTTAGAGATCGCTATTCCTGGCGTGGCTTGCCCGATGTTGTTTGCAAGATTGGCATGGACTCCATCGAATGTAACCAAGGCACGTCCAGAGATATTTGCAAAGGCTGGCCCCCCTGTCTCGCTCCACCCATCCCGCACTAGAAGCGTTCCGCCATTGCTTACCCTATATGGGACAGACTCTCCGTTATCCGTTGTCGAGAAGAAGCGTACCATCCCTGGAACAGCAGTACCTATTGAGGCAAGCGGCCCTCCAGTAACATTTACCCCAGTCCCAGAAGTAGATGCGTGCGAGGTATCTTCAATATCCAGAACGGCATTATCCAGGCCGTCATAGAACAGATTTGCGTTGGCTGCTAGATTATCCGCGCCCATTTGTACGCCATGCAGGAACACCCGCGATCCTGACTGGTCGATGCCATACGCTCCGATACCATCCGCTTGTAGTACAGCGTTCACCCTAAAATCGCGCAATGTCGCATGGGAAGGACCACCGATCAGAACAACTGGCCCTGTTCCTGCTGTTCCGGTCCAATTCAGCATTGTTGCAAAGAATCCATCTCCGGTCAGTTGAAGATCAGAGTTAGCGGGGATAGAAAGCGGCACATTGATGCTATAGGTTCCCTCTGGTAAGTGAACTACGGGACGCGATCCATTCAATGCCACAGCACTATTGATGGCGGTCTGGATAACCGATGCGCTTGCCCCAGCCGCTACCTCAAACACCATCCGATTGAGGTTTGGCTGAAATCCCGGTAATGTCGGCTCAGTTGTATTGATTGAACTTGGAGAAACAATCTGTGTCCCAGTTTCAAACAATCGGTTTCCTGCTGCGATAGGGCTTGGCCCTAATGTGAACTGATTACTAACCGCAATGCCATCGGAGGAAATAAGCGCAGAAGGCAATGTGGCGCTGGCTTGGAGAGTAGCATTATCCACAAACAGCACAGGGCCTTGATTCCCTATACTCATCGCCTGAGAAGTCTGATTGATGAATGTATTGCTGCCAATGGTCATTGGGGCTGGATTGCCAGTGCCAGCCGTTTGAATCGCATACGGAGAACTCGTAAAGTAGTTGTCGCGGAAGCTGAAGGGTAGAGTATTCCCAATGTTTATATCGGAGATAGTGGATGATCGGAAGATCGAATTATAGGAGTGGAAATTACCAGCCCCCACATTGGTCCCATCGTAGTTACCAATCGCAATGTTGCAGTGGTCGAAAACCGAGTATCGTACCCAGATGTCGAGTGCATTGTAGTTACCGACGAACACTCCGGCCCCGGTTATATTCGAGAATTGATCTCTAAGAATACTGACCTCAGAACAACCATTCACAAGCCAGCCGCATTGAATACCTGTCCAGGCATTGCGGAACACATCATCCGTGTACTCATTCCCGGTATCGAAGAAAGCACCACTGTTGTTAGACTGCTGGACTAGGATAGCGCTTGGATTGCCCCCGCCATCAAATGTTATGCGGTCGAACTTGCTGTAACTGACTCCATTCACATGCAGCAGCGGACCAACTCCAGATAATTGGAAGGTTACGCATGTGGGATCTGCCCCCAGAACCGAAATTCCTTCCTTGGATGTGATCGTAAGCCCAGTTATCGTGTATGTTCCACATGGAACATATAAGACATGGCTATGCCCTACCGTCCCAAGATCATTCAGAGCGGATTGGATCGCGGCGTTGCTGGTGCCATAGGACGTAACTAAGTTTGTCCACGATGGGAACGGACCAACGAACTCATCATCACTGGTAGCAGGAGTAGGCCCGATCACGCAAGCCTGCCCTAGCGCAGCGTTTACCACTCGCTGCACATCGACCACGGTACAGGTTCCGGTTTGAGTAAGGCTGTTCGTGCAAGCCACCGTCCCCAAGGCCATATTGGTCTGGAGTTGAATATCCGTTACGTTCGGCGGCGTTGTCCCGGTCTTAGGAGAACAAGTAGGCGTACTCAGTAAGCGCCACGCCAGCGCGTTGTCTATCCCCGGTGCTCCGAATGCTTCTCCATAGTTCTTACCCAGGTTCCCGTAAAGGAAGCTGCCGTGAACGCATGGCGTTGGTTGAGTATTGCAATCCGCCGCCGCCGCTACAGTATCGGTCACCAGCCCATCGCACGCTGAACCGGAACATGGCAGCGTCTTGAAGCCAATAACCGCCGCACTAGTCAAACCTGCCGTGGGACCACCCAACTGAGAAGATATACACTCATCCGTCCAGGTCTTATAGGTGGCATTGAGCGTCACGGAGTAGAGCCAAGCTATCCCACCGCAGACCGTGCGCGTCAAGTTACGGTCACCCGTTCCGTCACCGCAATAGGTGGCGGAGGAGTTACAGACAGCAACCGCAGACGGCGCGTAAGCTACTGCGCTCCCGCTAAGATTACCCACTTCCCCATACAGTCCATACGCTTGTGTCAGTGTCGCGTGCGTATTGTCTGAGCATGAGGAAAACTTATAGATAGTACGAGTACTATTAAGCCCGATGAATGGATTGGCTGTGCATTGCGCCAGGAAGTCAGTTCCGATTCCGACTACGCTGGTCGAACCGTTGGTAATTGATACGGTGCCCGATCCAGGGTATACCGTCGCCTGCTCGTTCGACTGGGAATTGACCTCATAGTAAACTCCGCGATTCGCAGTATCGCGCCCGTAGTTGTTCTGCCATTGTACGGCGGTGGTGATGGCCGTAAGTGTGGACGCTGCTAGCGTAGTGCTGTTGCAACCCTGCGTTGTCGTATCGTTCAGCGACTCATACGCCGCTTCCATCGCCTTGATATTGATGGCTTCTCTCCAAGGCGAAGCCCCATAGATGAATGGTGCGGTGAATGACTTCGGAGCGTTCACAAAGCTGGGGTTCAGCATGTACTCCGCCTGCCCCCAAGATCCATCTGCGGATTGCTTCGAGTTCCAGATCGGGACGTAGGTAGTCAGCCATGAGCAATACTGAGCGTGCCGCGTTGGGTCGGTGTCTGTCTTGGCTCCTAGCGCCACGTCCCAGAGCGTGTATCCGGCTTCCCGGTTGTCGATGGCGGGGCTATTGGACGGATCACCAAACAGTTGAACGAGTTTGGTAACTTCGGCATATAGGCCGGGGAACCGCTCAGAATGACCTTCCCCGGCACGGAAGAACTGCGAAATCATCGAAGCCGCACGGGGGTAAGGATAGGTATAACCGTGGTCAATCACCCATTGCCATTGAATATCAGCATAGGCTCTGGCCTGCGTCAGATATGTGGCGTTCAGCGTCCGGTAGTACAGGCGGTAAAGCGCAATCCCCACGTCATAGTAGTTCCAAGTGACTATTGGGTTGGTCTGCGTCCAGGAAAGGAAATTCCAACCGTGGGAATCCGGCCCCGGCATCAGATACGCCGTGATCCCAGAGAAAGCACCAGTGAAAATGTTGCTCTCGCAGACAATCGAGTTCACGGTAACGCTGATAATGGCGCAGATTTGCCGCCCAGTTCCAGCGCCGTCCACCGTGTTCCAGGCGAAAGTAACATAGCCTTGGCCGGAAAGAGGTGTGCGAAGGTCTGCTGTAGTGGTGACGGTTGAACCAGAACCGGAGAATGACACGGTACCGGATAGCGCCGCTCCTAGCGTTGGCGTCTCCGCCAGCGCTGCCGGAGCCATGTTATCGGCGGTGCCCTTCTCGGCCAAGTCGCCATAGACCCAAGGGGACGCGCCGTAAGGGATTAGCGGACCTAACAGGCTGTTCTGGATGGAGGATAACCCGGTGTTGCACCAGTTATTTGCCCCAGTGGTGCATTGAGCAGACAACGAAACTGCCAACAGCATCCCTAATATCAGCAGTTTCTTCATTGGTGCAAGTATACCCGAATTTTGTCTTGCTTCATTGAACCAGTATGTGCTTCAATGTAACAGTAGCTCCATGTTAGCCTTTTGGGGCGGAGGTGGAATGTCCACAAAAACGAAGGAATCAATGATTATCTGGCTGGCGAACAATCGCGGCGTCCTAAGCAAGATCGCGGAGGAGATGCGGCCCAAGGTAACGCCGCAGTTCGTGGGGCAGGTTTGCAGGGGAACGCGAAAAAGCAAGGACGGAAAAATCGAGCGGATTCTACGTGCTGCTGGAGCGCCACTTTGAGCCGTTTCGATGTAACTAAACCCGTACCAATTTTGATTTTGGGCGACAGCCCGGATGGGGTAACTGGCCTTTCTCGCATCTGCCATGACGTTGCTTGGATCATATCCACCATGCCAGAGTTCAGGCTAGGCGTATTAGGACGCCAAGGGCTTGGCCGATCCTACTTCCCGTGGACTTCCTACCAGTTCAGCGCCCATCAGCAATGGGGAGAGGGACAGATCAAGGAAGCATGGGATGACCTGTCGCAAGGGCAGAGCGGCATCATATTCACCATCTGGGACGCCACTAGATTGCTCTGGTTCGCAGATCCGATGGGGATGCCGGAGAACATTCAGCAATGGCTGGCAACAGGGGCAGTCGACCGCTGGGGATTGTTCATGCAGGACTCTGAAGGCGTTCAGCGCGGCAAATTGCCGCTAACAGCAGCCCATGTGATGTCCAAGTTCGACCGCGTAATGCTGGCTTCTAAGTGGGCTTATGGCATCACCAAGGCAACGCTAGAAGGCCATCCAGAGGTTGACTGGCTACCACATCCTCTGAATACTGACCGCTTTTTGCCGCAGGACCGCATGGCTTCGCGTTCGCACTGGGGCGTAGGAGAAAAGGAAATCCTGATAGGCTGCGCTATGGCGAATCAGGCGCGGAAGTATTGGCCTGTGGTGTTTGAGTCGCTATCTCTCATGCGGCCTACCACTGCGGGACTCCCTAAACTGTGGTGCAAGGTCGATAAGATCAGCCCAGAACCAGGATGGGGTTACTGGAATCTCGAAGCGCTAGCCTATGAGTACGGCCTTGGCAATCGCGTAATCCTTGACGTTAACAAACTCAGTGACCGCGATATGGCGCTGCGTTATTCGGCCTGTGATGCAACGGTGCTTATATCAGGGGCGGAAGGGTTCGGCTACCCGATAGTAGAATCGCTTGGCTGTGGTGTGCCTTGCGTCACTGGGCAGTATGGTGCTGGCGGAGAGTTAGCAAGCCACGCTGTTGTGCCAACGGGATTCCGTATAGAGACGCAGCACAATGCGCGTTGGGCTACATATGAAGCGGAGCATGTAGCTAGGGCGCTGGAGACGGCTACAGATCAAGTGCGAAGCGGGGACTGGGAACGTGAGTGGGGACAGGAACAGGTGGCTCATTTGAATGGGGCTAAGATTGGCAAGCTATACCAGCGATGGCTTAGGAAGGGGCTGCAATGATCGTCTGCACCATCACCACCGATGCCAATAAGAACACGGAGCGTTTCAGGAGTTTCTTTGCAGACAACCCACTAGCCTCCGAAGTATGGAAAAACGATCCCAACATAGGCGTGGTCCCAGCGATGCAAAAGCTATACGAAAACAATGCCGATGAGGATTATATCTGTCTGGTACACGACGATGTTACGGTCTACGATACCAACTGGGCAGAGCGTGTCCGCGCCGAGTTCGATGATCCAAAGGTTGCCATCGTTGGCTTCGGGGGTGCCACTGGCATTGGTGTGGATGACATCTACAAGACGCGCTACCAGATAGAGCAGCTTCAGAGGATCAACTACGCGAGCAACCAACGCGATTGGGAGACGCATGGATCGTATGAGGCTGGCAGCAAGGATGTGGCGGTAGTGGACGGCTTCTTCATGGCTGTGCGTACCTCATTCCTGCGGGAGATTGGCGGGTTTAAGTGGTTTCCGCATCGCTTCCACTGCTATGACACTGCGCTATGTGTAATGGCGCACCGCAAGGGCTATCGTGTTCGCATGGTGGGCGTCGAGTGCCAGCATCACGGCGGCGGCACTTCTACCACTTCGGAGTACAAGAAGTGGTGCCTTGAGAACGGCACTACGATGGAGCGCGAGCACGAAGAACCGCATCGTTGGATGTACGAGTTTTTCCGCGATGAATTGCCCCTGAGGATCAAATGACAGACAAGGATCTAGAAAAACTAGCAGACGCAAGCCTTAAGGCAAGCATTGAGTATTACGATCAAGATAAACTTAGGTCCTCTTTCGAGAAGCAGGCGCTAGTGGCGCTTTGGACCGCTAACGCATTGCTTGCCGACATTGCCTTATCCCTCCGATACTCTCATGACTAACATTTGTCTCATAACTAACGGTTCCCGGCCCCGACTGCTGGAGCAAACGCTGCGGACGCTGTACGAGAACACGCCAGCGGATCAGTTCAACCTTACGATGGCGTGTGATGGTATCGCCATAGATATGATTGCTGCGATGCGACAGTATATAGACGACAACTTAAGCGTGATAGCCTCTATCCCCGGACCACACATTATCGGACGCCTCAAGAACCTAGGTGCCTACTGGTCAGAGAAGCAGTTCAGGCGCGGCGAGTGGCTGTGCTTCATCGATGATGATGTGGCGTTCATGTCGGGATGGTTGAAGCGAATGCAGCAGGCGTTTGCGGAGCGCAACCAACTGCGATTACTTGGTGGAGTTAGGCATCCCTACCATCAAGTGAATGAAGAATGGGCTGCTGTTGTATCTCATGGAGGCATGAACTCTTGGCCTTCTGATGACGCGCAGGAAGTTGAGATAACCGACGCTGTGGCAGGCTACTGTCACTTCATGCGCTGGTCAACGTGGGCTCGTTTCGGCCCGTATGACGCCACAGCCAAGGGCACGGGGCAATCGGAGGACTACGCTATCTGCCGCAAGATCGTGGACGCTGGCGGTAAGGTTGGCTATATCTACCCACCTGTGATGGCCCACTGTGGTCTGACTGATAGCAGCGGCAAGCCGATACTGGGCGCGGAACTGATCGAGAAGCAGGAAGGCATCCTATACCTATGAGGCTCTACAAAGAAGCGATGGAGATGACTAGCAAGATTTCGGTTGACCTGATCCTAAGCGAAGAAGAATGTTCCGGCTTCTGGGATCTCATGGCGCAGATACCTCCAGGCGGAACGGCTGTAGAGATCGGTTGCTATCGCGGACGCAGTTCATCGCTGATGCTTCAGGCAGCGCAAGACAACCACTTCCTGTCTATCCACATTGATCCTTGGACTACAGGCGAGGCGCATGAATGGATGGGTATGGCGCAGAAGATTTCAGTTCCGTTTGTGGTGCTTAAGATGACCAGCGAACAAGCTCTGGCGCTGCCTTGGCTTGCCAATGTCCCACTGGATCTGGTTTACATCGACGGCGACCATGAAACGCCTGCCGTTGAGATTGACGTGAAGTGGGGAGAACGAATCAAGCCGGGAGGCATCCTTTGCGCCCATGACTATGGCCGCGACTTCCTGTCAGGCGTGGAGATTACGCTAAAGAACTACGTCAGAGATCCCAAGTGGCAGATGCTTGGCGTGTGGGGAACGTTAGCGGCATGGAGGAAGGTGCTGTGAAACTGGCCTACCTAGCCACCTGTTTCTTCGGATCGACCGATGACATTTGGATGCTACGGGACTCTGCCATAAAGTTTGGCGTTGACCTGAAACTGTACGGCCTAGGGAAAGCGTTCCTGCCAGGGTTCATCGACATCAAAGTTACGGCCATGCTGCCAGAGCTAGAGGCACTTTTAGCGCAGGGCTACAGTCATGTTCTCTACACTGATGGCCCTGATACATTCTTCGTCAAGGGACCGCGAGAGATAGAGGCGGCATACGCGGCGTTAGGGCATCCAGCATGGCTCATCAGCGCTGAGACAAGCTGCTATCCGCACACTGCCCTTGGTCCCGTTCTCCCGATGGACAAGCGCTGCCCTAATACGGGGCAGTACATGGGCGAGATTGGCGTAATCCTGGAAGGCTGGAAGAAACTTAAGTCTCTCTACGATGATGGCACTGACAACGAGCAAGGCTGGGTGATTCGCGGCATCGTGGATGGCATGCTGCCAGAAGTCACGATAGACATGGGCAGGTACATCTTTCGCAGCGAAGCCGACAACTACTTTCCCGGCATGAGCGGCTGTGTGCTGCACTTCAACGGCGGCTATTGGAATCCAAGCGAAGGCAAGCGGGACAGGATGCTGCCAGTTTGGGAGCGCGTCAATGGTTAGACTTTGCGTTGGCAGCGGGCAACGTCCATTCGCCAAGCCATTTATCAATGTCGATTTGAACCCTCGATGGAAACCAGATGTGGTAGCCGATGGTGCCTCCATGCCGATGTTCAAGGATGATAGCGCGGATATAATAGTGCTCCACCACGTAGCCGAACATGCAGGGTGTGGCGAATCCCATCCAATGCTGGTTGAATGCCGCCGAATCCTCTGCAAGAAAGGTTCCCTATTAGTATTCGTTCCTGATATGAAGGCATTGGCAAAGTGCTGGCTGAAAGGGAATATCAGTACTCAGATTTATCTGACTAATGTATACGGGGCCTATATGAATGACGAAGCCGACAGGCATCGTTGGGGGTTCACGAAAGAGACACTAACTGACACACTGCTATGCGCTGGGTACACCGATGTCAAGCCTTTCGATTGGCGCAAGATTCCAGGCGCAGACATAGCTGGACCTGACTTTTGGATTCTTGCGATGGAAGGTATCAAGTGAGTGACCTAGCCGATGCCCGTTACCAGTTGATCGCGCCGCTGCTACGCCGCTACAAGCGCCGTTTCACTGTCTTAGACCTTGGCGCTGGCATCAACCCCTACATGGCGCAGCGGATCAGCCGCGAGTTCGACGCTGTGGTTGTGGCTTTGGAGCAGGATGAGATTGCGCCAGAGGAGTTGGCGAAGTTCGGACCCCGTGCGCTGTGGCTGCGGAAGAAGATGAGCTTTGAGGATATGTTGCGGTTAGTGCGCTGCGAAAGATTCGACGTTGTTTTGGCACTTAATATCCTGCACCACTTTGGAGAGGAGTGGGATTTAATAGCAGGAACGCTTCAATTGCTTGGGCATGAAGTGATTGTGCAAACTCCAGATGCTTCTGATGAAGGAACCTGTGGTCGGGACATCACTCCTGCCATCCAGAAGTGGCTAGATGGAGAAAGGATAGGCGACAGCATCCAGTTCCCAAGCCATAACCCAAGACCGATCTATCGCCTAGATGGTTCCGTCCTTTCGACTATTACGATGTCATCATGGACATCTCCAGTGAACTGCATTGAAGCTGACATATGGGCTACTCATTCTTCTTGTGAGATTAGACTACGTCATAAAGGAATTGGCTATCGCCCCTACATCCACGGCCTAAACCTCTGGAACTTCGCGCAACTCAACGGGCAGTGGCCGCGCAAAGAGCAAGTGCTGAAGCTAATCCATGAGTTCCCGCTAAGACAAGAGCGGCATGGTGACATCACGCCGCACAACTTCCTGTTCGACGGCGCTGAGTTGCATCTGATCGACGGCTATGAGGGCTGGGAGTTTGACGACAAGGAGAACTTGGCAAAGACGGAGCGGATGATGGCAGAGGTGCTTCAATGAATCAGAATGGCCTCATTATCCTTTTGGCGAGGAACAACGTCGCACTATCCCGCGAGTGCCTGAAATCTCTAAGATCGCAGACGGTGCCAGTCACGATCCTAGCCGTCGATAACGCCTCTACCGATGGCACAAAGCAGTGGCTACGGGCAGAGCGCGGCATCCGCGTGATGAGCTTTGAGCAGCAGGTATCTGTCGCTGAAGCATGGAACACGGCGCTGCGCTGGGGATGGTCGCAGGGGCACGATGAAGCGCTAGTGGTAAACAATGATACTTGGCTGCTACCTGAGACATACCAGACGCTATCGGACTGGGCCGCTGCTGACGATGGGCGCACAACGGGGATGGTGACGTGTGTTAGCCGGAGAGAACGGAGCGAGTTGGTGTACGATAAGCCGTTTAGCCATCGCCCCAACCCCGACTACAGTTGCTATATGATTCAGCGATGGGCGCATGAGCGAGTGCCGTTCGATGAGAACATACTTATCGCATTCGGTGAGGACTCCATGCACCACGTCACCTGCCATCGCCAAGGCATACGCTGTGAGTGTATTGACCTGCCATTCCTGCACCACGGCAGTCAGACCGTGAAGCGTGCCGATGAGATTGAGCGTAGGCGCATCGGTAGGCAGGCCGACAAGAACCGCGAATACTTCTTCCAGAAGTGTGGCAAGCGGATCGGGACTGAGGGCTATGATGAACTGTTCACCGATGCGACGTTTGGCATCGACTACTGAACAGGTGGCTGCGGAGGCCAAGTGGGTGGCGGGAAGAAGCCTCTTGGCGCTGGCGGCGCTGCAATCATCGTAGGAATCGTTGGTGCTGGTAGTGGCTGCATGGCTCTCATAGCATTCACAACATCGGCACGCGCTTGTTCTGGCGTGCGGTGGTAATTACGTCCTGTGGACGGTTGGTACGGATTTCCACTGGCGTTCTTAACGTTGCGGATATGGGCGTTGAACTGCGCTTCAGGCATTGCCGATACTTGTTCTGGCGTCATGCCTTTACTGGTGAAGTACTGCCCAATCTCCAAGTTCTTACGCGTCGTGTTCCCGCGAAGCATGTTTACTAGGTTCGTCTCATTATCGGCAGGATTCACGCCGCCAAGGGGCTTGGAGATAGAAGACGCTGGAGTTACGACTCTTCCATTCATCGGATACTCAGCTACAGGCAGTGATATTCCGCCTGCATTTACGATTGGGACCATATCTCCAGTTACGGGGTCCTTGCGTATTTCTGTTACTATTGCTCGCTGTGGCTTACCGCCGTGAACCCCCAATGATTGAGTGAACTCAATTTCATCGCCAATATTAGGTAATGCAGGAGCGGGAGCGGTGGTCGGGATAGTGGGCGACGGGAGCGGTGAAGGAGCAGCTTTCTTAGGTGCCGTCAATCCAGGAGTAGGAGCGGCTTGCGTTTTGCCTGCCGCAATCTTATCCCTAAGTTGCTGCTGAAGATTAGGAGTTAAACGATCCCACCATGCCTGTTGAACGCCTTCGGGCGGAGCGTTAGGCGCTACCGATACTGGCGCTGCTGCCGTGGGAGAAGGAGAAGGAGGCCCAACCGGAGTAGGTGTGGTTGCCTGTGCCGCTGCTGGCGGATTCTTCTTCGCTAGGTAACGGGCATTGGCTTCGCGCCAACGCTTAGGCATCATGTACTCTTTGGCGGTGCCTATGGTTTCCTCAGAGGGAAGAATTTTAGCCCTTACCTCTGGGGTTCTAGCCGCGAATGGTGCCAGTAGCTCAGTAGCATGCGCGGTCCCCTGCCCCGGTTGACCCCCACCTAGTTCTTCTCCAGCCTGTGCTGCCGCTGGACCTACGAACGGCATCATAGAAGCCAGCCCATACCCAGCGGCCCCCATATAGTTGCCTTCCTTGAGGGCTTGTGCGGCTTTAGGGCGCAGCGCAAGGCGTGCTTGGGTAGCATTCCTTAATGTATCTCCGGGGTTCATTGCGGCGCTTATTACGCCACCCGGAAGGGCCATTAAATCACTACCGATGGTCGAGAGGAAGCCCTTATCCTCTGGTTGGCTCGCGGATGAGTCGGTAGCGGGATGCAGGCTAGCGGCACTCTGGTATAAGACGGTTCCTTGATCCTTGGCTGGCAATGCCGCAAAGTTAGGGTCCACCGTCCGCATGACCTTAAGGCGTTCGCCAAGCGGTAGCGCGTGGAAATTAGGGTCAGCCAGTATCTCTTGTGGCGACGGCATTTAGCGTCCTAGTGAACGTAAGTATTCTTCGGCATTCTTGGGAGGAGCGGGCGCAGGAGGAGCCATGCCCGGAGGAGTAACTGAACTACCACCACGAATCAACAGCGCCAGCCGTGGATCAACCACGCCGGGGTTGGTGCGCTCCAGATTCTTGATAGCAGTCAATGGTTCATCGCCAAGCGCCTGCATCTTCTTTTTAAATGTGGCGGAACTGGTTACGCCAGATAGCCCGATCATGGGAAGTTCGCGCTCTAGCCCCTGCTGGCTCCAGCGGAAAGCCCCGCCGCTGGTTAGTTTGCGGAATCCGGTCACCGTTGGGATCGCGTTCATTAGAGCATTGAAGTAGTCCACTTCCTCTGGCTTCATCTGCTCAAAGATAGTGCGTAGCGCCTTGGCTTTTTCGTCCGCCGCAGCCTGCGGAATGCCGAGTTTATAGGAAAGCGTGGTGCCTAGATTGCCAGCGCTAAAGCTAACCGGACCCGCGCTAGCGCCCAAATGTTCTGCGCCTGAGTCGCCGCCAGCATCGAGAACCATTCTGAGAGCTTGTCCGAGGCGTTGCTTGGCTCCGGTATCGTCGGCTAGATTGGCATACGATGATAGTGGGCGAAAGGTCGGATTATCGGGATCACCCCAAAGTTGATGGCTGGCAACCTCAATAGAGTTCTTCATGGGAAGAACCTGTGATGGGCCAAGGGCCTTGGTCCCTATTACGCGGCTACCACGTGGCGCAGGCGCTATGGGAGTTAGTGGCGCTGCGGGCATAGCAGAGGGAGGTCCAGATGCCGTAGGCGCACCCGCTGGAGGATTGGGCGGAGGCAAAGACGGAGCAGCAGCCCCGGAACCAAGCCTCTGAGTGACACTGCCGCTACTCATTGGGGCGGTTATGATTCTATCGCCCAAGTTAAACGCCTGATCCCGCGTAGAAGTACGCACTACTTTTGCAAACGCGGCATTCGGAGCATATGGTTCACGGTAAACCTCTTGTCCTAACCGATCCCGTGCCACTATATCCCGCTTTTCTGGATGCGCTGGATCGGGAGTTTCCACCCGAACGATAGGCGGAACTGAGGTAGGCATGACCTCAGGATCCCCACCAGCGCGTACGAAGGACCTAAGATCATAGAACTTCAGGGGGTCAACTGGCTTACCGAACTTATCGGTCATCCCCGGATTGGATTCAAGCAAGTCTTTTCCTGCTACTGGGCGCGAACTTAAAACACCGGGATCGATCTTTAGAGATGGTGACCCATTCGCGCCAATCTCCGAATATACGTGACCGCTTCCGCCCTCTTGCCTCATGCGCTTCATTAGGGCTTCATTCTCTTTTCGATTGAAGTCCGATATGGCCTTCATTCTTTCCAGTTCGGCAGCGTTCTTGGCCTTCAGTTCTTCGATGGTGGCTGGCAGTCTGCCGCTAGCTTCTGCGCCAACTTTCAAGCCAGCCCCGCGTGCCGCAAACTCCTGCTGTTCTTCTGGGGATCGTAGATTAAGCGGTGCACCTCCCGTATCCACGATAGGAGATTGGAAGCGATTACGATGCGGCGGAGTAGCCCAAGCGCCATTGTCAGTTGGCGTGTTTGTAGGCGCTACTGTGTTGAACCCCGGAGATGGCAGGCCACTGACAGGAGGAGGAGCGCCAGCCTGAGACTGAGGAGCAGGAGTCGGAGACGCTGCCGCAGGAGAAGGTGCGCCTGCGGCACTAGTAGGGTTTGGCGGTGCTAGCCCCTGTAATCCCGTAGGAACCTGCGGACCTTGCGACATGCCGCCTGCTGGACCTTGCACATTGTCAGGACCGGGAGGAGTCAGTCCCGTACCTTGCGCTACCTGTTGCTGTGCGATCTGGTTCTTTTGGTCCTGTTGCTGTTGCTGCTGCGCCTTGGCCTGATTCGCTTGCTGTGTTCCTTGAGAAATCTGCTGTTGCCAATACTGAAGCTGGGCGGCAGGGATAGCCTTAGCCCCTTTGGTGCGGGCAGTATAGGCCATTTGATGCAGGCGAAATTGATCTTCTGGACTACGCCCTTGCTCCGTAGCCATCTTATCGAAGGCTTCCGCCATCTCTTGATTGGCTTTGTCTTGAGCGAAATTCTTGATAGTGTTCTGTTGCGCGGCGTGTTGCCCAAGCCCCTGAATGATTCCCGCTAAGATTGCGCCCATGTTATATCCCCGCGATCAAGGCACCGATAGCCTGCCCGATGCCATTCCCTGCGTTGTAATCAAACTTGTGTTGGTCCAAAGCTAATCCTCCAGAAGAACCAGCCGCCCCCGCGCTAATCCCTAACAGGCTAGAACCAATTCCGCCTTCTGTGCCTGCGATGTTCGATAGCCCCTGTGCCGCGTTCTGGCGTGCCTGCGAGATCATGTTAGTGACGGCACTAGCTTTCTGATATGGGAGTTGTGCTGAAAGCGCAGCACGCCCACCACCCATAGGCGCAAACTGATCCACTTGCTGCCTTGCCTGCTGGTAAGCACCCTGTAGTTGATTGATTTGTGGAGACAAAGCCCCCGCTACATCAGATGGATTACCAGATAGAATCGAAGAATAGTAGCTAGTAGGGGCCTTAAAGCTAGTGGATGAATCCCCAAGAAACCCCATGCCTGTATTAGAGGCATTCTGCGAAGCCGCGTTTAGCTGGTTGTACGCAGTCTTTTGGTAGTTATCGGGTCCCGCACCAAATAGCTTTCCAAGGAAGGACATGCGTGCTCCTTGGCGCAAGTATACCCTAAGTCAGGACTTTCATGTAAACAGACACATCCATCTTAGCCATCCCCATGTTTTCCGCAATTCCATTAGTGACTTCGGATGCCGTAAAGGAATAGTAAGTCGCAGGGATCGCTTCCTTGGCGGAAAGTTCATCTTCTAGTGTACGGAATAGCCCCCGGATGCAGTACGGTGTATGCGCCACCAACGGTTCAAAGTGCATCTGTAACTGGCACACCAGGAAACCAACGATAGCCTGCGGGTCGTCGTCGGTGAAAGCCGCTGCTATCATGGCAAACTTGGGATCAGGCAGCGCGTAGCCGCGAGACGTGAACTCATGTTCCAGCAGCGGCCATTCTTCAACGGTCAATAGGCGGTAGGTCATGCTTCATTGTAACACCACAGTCAATGGATGCTTTTAGGTCCCCTGCCAGAAGGCACTCAGGGTCGAGTTCAGCGGATCAACCGTCGAAGTTCCCGCTGCTGCTAGTGGCTTGCGGATTACCAGCGTGCATACCTCATTGCCCAACTTCGCTGCTACCTGCCATGATTGGTGCATCATTACGGAGCCATCGGTGGCCTGATTGACTACCGCGAAGTGTTCGATGGTTGTGTTATTGACCGTTAGCCCTAATGTGAAGTCAACGCTGGGATCACCAGCAATGATGAGCGATACAGCAGCAGTAAGCATCCATGTTCCCTGCCTATTGAGTTGCAGTGACACACTGAAAGCGTTTCCAGGTGGCGTGTCTGTGTTGATGACGGTCACTGGGACGCCTGATCCCTTAGAGAACAGACTTGTCGGCCCATAGTTAGCGCGTAGACTATCCACAGCGTCGAACATCTGCCGATGCGCGTTGTCTATTACCGTGTCGCCAGTCGAGATCGGGCGGTACTGGCGCACCTGTGGCGTCTTGGCAGTGGTCTGCGATGAGGAGCGCCCTGTTAGCTTTTCAAATGGCGTCATGTGCCTTGATTCTCCAATGGCTCATTGACCAGCGCAAGTTGCTCCTGCCCTGTGGCTGGAGGAAGGATGCAGAACGGCGGAGGCGGTGGACCAAATGGCAATACGGTGATGATGCATCCGCTAGGCGGCGGAGGGGTCGCCACCGAAGACTTCCAGTTACCTGCGCCAATTTGTTCCTGCCATACCATTGCTACATCGCCAGATCCTAATAGGAGCGGCTGGAAGGCGAGCGCAGCAGAATTGAAATCGGCGGCGAACGGGAAAGCTACTGGAGATCCGAACGTCCCAGTCCCGGTGAGATCCACTGTAACGATATTCGTGCTAGTGTCGGACGCTGTGGTCTGATATGCGACAATCGCGTTCGTTCCGGTGCCGGGGTAATGTACCGCCGCTGCGTCCTGATTAGTAGTAGGACCAACGCCGCCGCGAGTCCATGTAAGCCCGTCATCATCACTGAAGTAAATGACAAGATTCGTGTTGCTAATCGCGCTCGCAGCCTCTTGGCAGATAAGCCACCAACGGGTGCTAATCTTGAATTGCCCAATGATTCCGAAGGGGGCATACTGGATTATCGGATAAGCTATTGGTGCGATAAATACCGGCGTTACGGGCACTATTCCAAGACCTCAATACCATGCGCTTTCGCGAATGCTAGGGCATCTGCATGTTTGCCCATAAATTTTATTTTCCCATCCACCCGAAGCATCCACTTACGTACTATGGAGACTGAGTTTGTGCGCTTCACCACATCACCGCAACATTCGTGCTCAGCGCACATATGCTCGAAATATGTTAGTGTGGCTTTCATGTGTGTGCCGTATTCCCCAATGAGTCAGTGACCTGAATCACATAAGCAAACGTACCAGCCGCATCTGGTACTCCACTAACAACACCTGTAGAGGAATCAATACCCATCCATATTGGCCCTGATAGCAGGGAGAATGTATAGGGCGAAACGCCGCCAGTAACTACTGGAGCATCGCTCACATAAGGTACACCAACCGTGGCTGTGAGCGGGGCTACGGGGCAGAGGATGGAGAGAGCCGTACCAAGCGGTCCCTGAAGAAATATCTGGATCGCACAGAAGCCATCTCCAAGAATGTCATTACCGAAGTATCCTGTAGTGAGCGCCATAGCCAATGGGCTATCGGACACAATTACGGAAATTGGGGCATCGTCATCGTATATTGTCTGCGGAGGCGTCGGGGGATCTGTTACCTCATCCCATAGCAAAGTGGGGCTGGCATCCCAAGCCCCCGGCGGTTGTGGTTGCGAGTACCACTGAATCGTTGCATGGTTGAACGGGTTGGGATCTACGAGGTAGACAACCAAATAAAGCACGGACTCATCAGGGCGCACTGCAATTTGCGTAGACCTGCAAACTAGGGCTGGATTCGCCGCTGGTTCAATCGTAAATACCGGGGCGCTCGAAGGTGTCCCACGCAGTACATTTACAAAGGTCCCAGAAATAGTCCCTTGAAGCGGAACTACAACCTCATCCTGCGCTGTGAGGTACAGCCCATAGTTGAACACCACCCCTGGACCGATCCCAGCTATGATCGTATCGCTCCCAAGCGCCCCCGCTACAAACTGGCAATACTTAATCTGGTTTGTTCGGTCGTCCCTCCGCCAAATGTGAACCCGATCAGAAGCATCTGCAAGGACAGTCAAGAGCGACACAGTGTTGCCGCCAGTGCTCGCCTGAATCGTAATCGGAGTTTGCCAAGCTCCGTTGTAAAGCACTACCTTTAAGGCGTCGTTTCCACCTCCGGTTGGGGCTTCCCAAACGACAACACGGTCTCCGTTTGAGAGCATCGCGTGTTGCAATGGGTATAGGACGCCTGCGCCGAAGATCGAACCGGAAGGCCCACCTGTTACGGGAGCGCTCCATGTATCGGTTGCCGTATTGAAGGTTTTTAGCCTTAGTTCGTTGGGGGATATATTGTTGAATACGAAAGAAATTAAAGGCCCATGTGCGTTATCTTCCGCTACGTCACAGTTTGAACCAAACCGACTTTCGTTAGCCTGATCCTGCATTGTCCAGGTAACGCCATCATCCGTGCTCTTGGAAACTCCGGCAAACTTTTGACCAAACGGAACGATTGTGAAATCTTCGATTGCCGCATACCAATTAGATCCACGCTTAAATGGCCCTTGGAACCGCGATAGAGGCTGGCCGAGATTCGTAGCGGTGGATTCAATGAGGTAAGGAGTCGCCATCAGGAAACCTCATAGCCCTTTGATACAGCGAACTCCCGCGCTTCCGCTTCTGTATCGAAACCCCATGCGGCTATGCCGTATGTCAGTTTGTAGCGCCGGATCTTCTTAGCTTCACCGCGCACTTCGATAACTTCGGCTTTACATTCACCATCCGTACACCAGTGTTCTAGCGGCGTTATGGTAGCTGTCATGTTCCCACCTGTTCCACTGGTTCATTCAACAGCAATAGCGGCGATGCGTAAGACGGCGGCGGCACAAGGATGCATTGCGGAGGAGCAGGATGCGATGCCTTTACTATTGTCACTACCTCTGTAACCCCAATATCATCGGATACTGTGAAACTTAAGTTACCACCACCTCCTCCGCTTACCAAGGCGATGCTTATGGACTCGCTGACAGAGGATGAATCGCTGGGAGCAACGGAGGATCGGAGCGGGGTTATAGTAACGGACTCTGTACCTGTGGCCGTATCGTTGACAGCAATGAAAGCCACATTGCTGACAAGGGACAGTGATACGTTTTCCGCGACGGTTGACGAATCAAAGATCGAGAATACCTGTGCCGCTGCTGCCAGCACCGATTCCGTGACTGTAGACGAATCACTGACGCTGATGTTGTAACCACTAGCGGTAGTGGTTGTGGACTCGATAACAGTAGAGGCATCGAATACCGAAACCTGAATGGAGTTGGTCGCAATGCTGACGGACTCCGCGATCGTGGATGTGTCGCTGACCGACAAGAATTCCACTGAGGCAGTCTGGGTAGAGAAGAACTCGGAAACGGTAACGGAATCGAAAACGCTGGGGTTGTACCCACTCAAGCTAAGACTGAAGGACTCGGTAACAGCAGGGGAATCGGAAACCGAAATCCTCTTGGTAATGAACTGGCTGGTGGATTCCGTAACGGTGGCCGTGTCATTGACCGATACAGTACTGCTGAATTGAACAGGATCGGACTCCGTGACTGTGGAGGTATCGCTTACGGAAAGCGTGATGCTGCTGAGTGTTAGCGTGACCGATTCGCTAACGGACGCAGCATCGCTTGTGGTCAGGAACGAGATACCGCTGACCAGCGATAGCGACACGTTTTCAGCCACCGTCGATGAATCGAATATCGAAAAGGTGTTGGTTACGACCTCATTGATGCTTATGCTTTCCGTGATGGTTGAACTGTTAAAGACGCTGAACTGTGGGGTTGTCTGTTCCGTTACGGACTCGGAAACAGTAACGGTGTTATTGGTACTGAGGGATGTGATCGTTTTCTCAGTGACGCTCTCAGTAACTGTGGCTGTATTGTTTACGCTGACCTGAAGTGCCTTAGCCAGCGTTACCGACTCTGTTACCGTAGCCGAATCGCTCACCGACAGCGGAAGGTTTACAAGCAGCGCCCCAAATGTAGCCGTAGTTGGTATGGAGTTAGCCGAAGCATCTGACGCTGTAACCCCATTCAAATCAATAGGGATTGGGTTGGCGGCAGGATTCGCCGCTATCTGAAACGTAGCTACAGCCAAGACACCATCGGGGATGACGTTGCTGTTCAGCCCACTGACAATACACAGCGAACCGCTCTGGCTGAGAGTCTTGGATGCCGCAGTCCCAGCCGCACCAATCACTACCGATGTCAGCGTTACGTCTGCCGTGTTGCTGAACGTCCATTGAACCGCTGTAGGCGCTGCCCCACCCGTAGAGGCGATAGTGAGGTTAAGTACCACGCTCGATCCAGGCGTGCCGCTGCCGGAAGCGAGAGTGAGCGCGACATTAGCGGCCATTAGTCCTTAGGATACCCGCATTTGGGGGTATTGCAACGCAATGGACGGGTTGTAATAGTTAAGGGATGAAGAAAACCTTGGTTCCAGACCCCAAAGTTTTAACAGTAGATGAGCAGGGCAACCCTTGCAGTGCGGCTGTATTGGATGAAAACGATATAGCCTACGACCCCACCCAAATGACCATGGATCTTACTAAGGCGGAGAAGCGGCGCACGACTGCTCTTATGCTAGCTATCCAGGCATACGAGAAACTCATCATCAAGGATGCCGAATACCTCAAGGAAATGCACAATGAGGCGCGGCGCGAAGGCGGTCCAATCATCCAACCAGCCACTATGAATGCTATGGTTGAGGCCGCTATAAACTTCGACGCCTTTATTTCTGGTCGATTTGAACATCCCAAAATTGAACCGCCAAGCGAAGAAACTCCCGCCGCATAACTCACCCCTGCCGACTCAGCGGACGCGCGGGTTCACTTCAATGTGGACGGCAGGATCAAATCTTAGCTTTAGTATCCCGTGAGTAGTCACCCATCGGCTGCTTCGACAGGAACTTACCAGTCGATCCAAACTGCTTCACGCGCACTTCTAGGTCACGTTCAAAGACGCGGAATCCTGCTTCGCCCGTCATGGAATAGCTAACCGCACGGCACTTCATAGCCTGAAGTTGCTGGTAAATCTTGTCGTATAGGCTAGCGGTTGACGGCAGCGCGTAGGTAAATGGCGACAGAGGGTTGCCAATAGCATTGACTGTCAGCGTAACTGGAGCGCTGGAGATCAGCGGGAGGTAGGCGTCCCGGTGGGTCAGCCAACCCTCAAAGTCATGCGTGGTTTCTTGCGTTGTCCAAGTGGTCACAAGCTCCGGCGCAATGTTGAATATCCACTCTATCCCTTCGATGCGCCAGAAGTTAGGATCGGTCGGAGCGAAGCGCACTAGATGGCTGATGAATGGCGTGTTGAACGAATAGGCTACGGTGCGCTCCCCATTGTGGAGAACGGTGGATGGCGTGTATAAGTGGGCTGTATTGGTATCATCCAACACTTGAACTGTACGCGCCACATTCAAGGTATCAGCGCGTAACTTAAAGCCTTGGATGAACTTCGCACCAGGGTATCCGCAGTCGGTCCAATCCGTGACACGCAGGGCACTGACTTCGGGCTTTGGTAACCATGTCGGACCCCATTGATAGAGAATCGTCTGCCCTGAAGTCGATGAGCCATAGATGTATAAGCCCATGTTGTAGGCGTACTGGCCGCGCCCTGAGTTGATGTCGCCAATAACGCGGTGCCTGCCCGTCAGGTTCAAACTGCCTGTAGCTAGCGTGGAGAATGACGTGAAGTTATCGAAGCCAACCTGCGCCGTGATGGTGTTGCAGCGGGAGTCTAGGTCAATCTCGATGTCGCCCCAGTGTTTGCGTGGACGTGGATCACCGGAGTCAAAGGCGCTGGTGAGTAATACCCAGTTGATCGGATTGCCAAAGTCGGTGTCGATCCCGAAGTTGGTTTCAGCATAGGCCGCTAGGAATCCCGTAACGGTCCCCATCAGGAGCCGCGTAGCTGAAATGTTTGGCGTCACGAAGTCCTGCATCGTCTCGAAGTAGATAGTGCTGCATTGCGGGGTGTAGTCGTCGCGGCTCTGCCAGCCCATGAACTTTCCTGTGGACGTGTCGAACTGGCCTACCAACGTGCGGTAAACGTCTGATTGATCCAGGTAAAGGAAGTATATGAATCCATCGCCATAGGTTAGGCGGAAGGTATCCGGCTGCTGGAAATCAGGCGGCGAGAATCCGCCTACTACTGTCAGCCCATCAATCACAGGGAAGCTATTAGAACCACCATTGATGCCAGCGACTTCATGTGGAAATATCGGGTATAAATCCTCATCGGTCAATGATATAGGAGCGCCACCGCTGGTTATGTAAATGCCATCCTTCGCCACAAAAGCGATGCCGAAAGGCGTTACACACAGAGCATAGCGGGCAAACATCCCCTTGGAGTTTGGAACTTCGAGAGCCACGAAGTTAGAAATCTGTCCCAGCGACGGATATAGTGCCCACATGCGATTTGTCGAGAACACAAACGAATTTCCGCTATAGAGACAGCCATTCATCAGCGGTTCAGAGGCGTTCGTAATGTCGAGCACGTTAGCGCCGGGGCTGGACTCAGGATGGTTCCCCTTCGACCAATAGATTGCACCTGGACGCAGCGGATCGCCCACCGCGAAGTTGAAGATTCCGGTTAAGCCTCCACCGAACGGCCCCCAGATGCAGGGCAACGCCTGACACATCTTCTCCGGGTTGGTCATAATCCACGTCGCGCCAGTTATCGACGGGGTGTCCTCAAGGATTTCGACCGAAGTAGCGCTATCAGGAGAACGATAAAAGGTAAATAGTGTGCCGTTAATTGCAATCTGGTTTCCTAGTGGGTAGAACGCTGCCGATCCGGGAGCGTTATATGGTAGTAGACTGTCGCCGCCCGTGATTGTTACAGTAGCTCCCAACCCTGTTCCGGCAGATACCACATCGCATGTTCCGTTCTTGCTTGTGTCCAGCGTATCCCAAGGCTGGTTGTCATCGAACTCCGCAATTTCATTTGAGGCAATCGCTAGATCGTTGAAGCCGTCATAGAAAGTAGCAGTAGCCGAGTTCGGCATAGTCCCGATATAGGTCCAGTTGGTAATGGAACCACCATAGCGGTAGACATCCAACCATAGAACCTGTGAGTCAGGATGGGCGGAAGGAGCCGTCACAATAATACTAGATGGAGGAGTTACTGCCCCAGGAGCGGATGATGGAGATAGTCCGTTTACGTCCCGAATCGGCGGTCCCAAGTTGGAGACACAGCCTGTATTGGTCTTTGAATCTACCCGCGCCCTGAAGCGGTAAACATAAGGGTTCCCCGTAGTCCCAATGTCGGGGCCATTCGCCAGAGGCGCATTGATAGCAGCCGTAGGAGCAAAGTTCGGGGGCGCAATGCCAGCCGTGAATACTTGCTGTCCGCTAGAAGCCTTGCGGAACTGGTTAATGTCGGCCACGAAAGCCCACGGGCGCGGGTTAAACTGATTACCCACCACTGCAAAGGTCAGCGGATTGCCAGAGTATCCAGCGTCCAGAACCGACAGAAAGCTAGGTTCTAGCGTTCCCGCAGCGACTACCCCCGTAGCTATCTCCAGGCTCGTAGAAACTCCCACAAGCCGCGTATGGGGCTGGTAGACACCAGGATTTGAGGATGGCGAAGGAATTGGGTCATTCCAAGAGAAAATCGAGTGGATCGGGGAAGCTACTGGGTTATTGGCGCTAGCGGCCTGTATTCCCTGACGCTGTTGAACTCGCCCGCCGTACCGCCTGAAGTTAAACATAAGCCGCGCAGAGTTGGGCGGCATCTCATCCACCGGATTGGAGAGATTGAACTTATGCGGGAATTGGAAGGCTGTTCGCTGATAGTCGGCCATTAGTTATAGTTTTTCACGAAGTTAGCCCAACAGTTAGTACCGTCATAGCTGAAGTAAAGCACGTCTACCGCATTCGCTCCCACCGATGGAGTGATTGCGCCCGCACTACCACCCGATACCTTCCATGTACATCCAGTGCCTAGCGTCAACCCCTCACCTCCGGTTCCGTCCTGCTTGATCCATAGCGTATAGATTCCGCCGTTGACCAGTCCCGTGAGATTGAGGGTCCGTGAACCTGAGTGAACTGTGAATGTAATATCAGCGTTTGCCACAACCACCGTCCCAATAGCCCAAGTCACAGTGGCAGCATCAGTCAGCGTGGAATAAGAGGTGGTGATGTCTTTTAACAATCCCCCATTAGTCGCATCCCATCCTGCTAAGTGTCCAGCCACAGTAGTAGCTGGGCCTTGAGCCAAGCGCAAAGTCGGACCCGTTGAACTGCTTGTATATGGTTCCGTTGAATTTACCGTAGTACCGTTATCCGTGATGCTTGAGTTGGTATACCCCGTAGTGCCAACTCCCTTTGGCAAAATGTTTGCCGTGATGCTTGAGAAAGTTGGAACCGCCAAGCAATTCAAGCCGCTGGCCTGTCCAGAATCCCCAATGATGGCCTGATTGTCAGCGCATTTGGCGAAGCGAATGTTATTCGTACCATTGTGAGTGATGATGTCACCCTTGGTCGTTAGAGGGGATAGATTATTAAAACAACTTGTCTGCGAAGAAGCGTTGCATCCCCCATTGGCTAGACCCAAAACCCCTATAACTCCCGTGGTTAGTGGTAACGCCGTAGCATTAGCCAAGTTTATAGCCGAAGGGACCCCAAGATCCGGTGTAATCAGGGCAGGGGAAACATTGTAAACCTGTGCCCCCGTACCAGTCGCGCCCGTGCTGGTTACTCCCTCAAAAGTGGTATGGCC